TGCCTTGTGCGAGCAGGCTGGCCCGGTGCTCCTCGGGGCTCTGGTCTTCCTGCGCAACGAACTTGAACTCGCTATCCCAGCTGGTCACGACTTGTCCCCTTCCTCGGCCGCCAACGCCATACGGGCACGGATCTTGATCTGCGCGACCGGGCGGTCCTGATACTCGATCAGCTCCAGGATGTGGGTCAGCGCACCCTCCAGCGTCTCCACCCGGGCCCGCAACCGGTCGATCTCCACAAGGGCGAAGTCCTGACCACCGTGCTGGGTGGCGCGGTACTCGTTAACCGGCATCGGGCTTCTCCTCACCAGCAGACAGCGCTAGTTGCGCACGCCGCTGCAAGAGATACCCGGGGTCTTGGTCGTTGTGGGCGATCTCCGTCAGGGCGGCGGCCAGCAGGTTGACACGGGCCTCCAGTTCCCCGATCCGAACCTGCATGGAGAGTTCGCGCACGCGGGGATGTGAGCCGGCCGACCGTTCGGCGGCTAGTACCACGGCCACCGCATCGACATGCCCGCGCCACTCGTCACGGTCCTTCTCAGACAGTTCAGCCATCGGCGTGCGGAAGCGGCACCGCTCCCTGAGTACTTGGGCGGCGAGATCTCGCAGTTGATCAATCGGGTCTGGTGTCGTCATGACGATGTCATACCCCGCTAGGCTACTTGCTCCCCGGGGCGGGCCGGTCGATGTCGGGCAGCAACGCCTCCGGCTTGAAGATCAGCTTGTACTGGAGGGTGGACACGTCGACGCCGTTGAGCTGCTGGGAGAACCAGGTGACGTTGTCACTCAGGCCCTCGCTGTGCTTGATGAAGGTGCCGTTCGGCAGCTTGCAGATGACGTCAACCTGAGTGCCGGTCGGCGTGATCGAACAGTTGCCCTCGATGGACAAGATGTATTTGTCGGTGATCCCGTTGAAGAACACCACCCTTCGGGCGACCCGGAACTGATCCGCGTCTTGGGACAGGTTCCGGCTCGCCACGTCGGCGTCGGTCGAGCAGCCGGTGAGTGCGAGCAGGGCGATGGCCGTCAGCGCGGCGAGCTTCTTAGACATGTTCTTCATGACGTTGTCCTACCCTGCTCGTGGTTCTCTTCGTACCACTTGTTCCATCGACGCATCTCTGTTGATGAAGACATCAGTCCATGCGAGAAAATGTGATTCGAACACAGATCACCGCTCTCTGTGTAGTCGTCAGCACCCGCCCCGTTCCGGTGGCCTTCCGGAGCTTTCAGTGCCTCGTAGTGCCAGCGGGCCAGCATATGGCACTGGTTGTAGGGGTGACCCGGGGGCTTGCGACCGGAGACCCGGCTCCACGCGAAGCCCTCGCACGGGACCCGGACGGCCAGCTCCGAGATCCACGGCACCGACCGGCACACCCAGATGACCGGGCCATAGAGTGTCATGGCTGTGTCATACCGCGCTGTCGGGCTCGCGGGTCTCCTTGAGCAGCCCGGACTCGGCCAGCATGTGCGCCTGATGCGACGGATGATTGAGCAGCCGCATCGCCCGGGGCAGCACCGCGCCCTGCGACCAGCCGCACGAGCAGCCCTTGCGCGTAGCGCGATGAGCGTGCAGCACGGCCGTCACGCAGTGCTTGACTGTCAAGAACTTCTCCATCAGCTCGGGTCCCTCTCCCACACACGACCACGCTGCTCACCATAGATCATGTACGGCCTATCCAACTTAGAAAAACTGGCGCCCTTGTCGGTAAACCACGCTTGCAAGGTGTTCTGCACGACGCCCGATTTGTAGTCCACATACCCGCGCGTAGCGAGCCGAGCCAACGCCGGCCCTACCTGGGTCGGGAACGTCCAGCCGTCATCCCCGAGCCGGTAGCGGGCGACCATGACATCCAACACCAGGTACTCGGTGGGGGTGAGACCGTCGAGGATGTCCATGATCGTGTCATGCCCCGTCGATTTGCCACGCCGCTGACACCCGGACGCGATGCGACGCCTCGTGGTGGGTCAGCAGGGTGCGCAGCTCCTCGACCATCAGTCCCGCCGCCTTGAGGCGACAGTTGTCGCTGAAGCAAGCCACGCTGTACTGCGCATCATCTGTTGGTGTTCCAACATCAAGAATCTCCATGGATATGTCCTACCCGGAGGCAGGACCAGCTGTCAGTACAGGCCAGTCCGCAACCTCGTCATCGTTAAGGACCAACAGGTTGAGTTGACCGTTCTCAGCGTATGTCAACAGCCACCATCCGTGGCCGTTCATCTCCTCCTGCATGCGCTGCGCGACGAACCCGGAGGGAGCTTGGCGGACCTGCGGGACCCACTCAGTACTAGTCATGTTCAGTCCTTTCGCCGGTCTCCCGACCGTCCAAAGCATGGTGCACGATCACCCAGCCGCAGCTGCCGTCCGCCCGGAACGTCGGCTCGATGCGGGGCCCGCATAGGCAGTCCTGCCCGGACTCCTCGCTCCAGTCATGCTCGATCAGATCACCGGTGGGGAGCACGTGCACGACGGCCATTGGGGGGCCTCCAGGGGAGCGGCGGCGAGGTGTAATAGGTATTAATAGCTAGTCCACCATACCCAGCTATTGTGTAGCAACTACTACCTATGCCCTGGCCCCGAGGAGAGGGTTCTACCCGGCAAGGGACCGGTTTGAGCGCTCTGAGACCAACTCTTTTCTGACCACCTCAGTGATCAATGACGCACCCTGTTCTCGCAGGCAGGCGACCCAAGCGAGGGAGTGTCGACCCATGTCCGGGTCGGCTCTAATCTCGGGCATTCGCTGCACGATCTCTTCATCTGAGAGATCCAGATAATAGGCAAGGGCGATCACCAACTGATGGATCTGCGGCAGCCGTTGGATGACCGCGACGACCTTGCCGCACAGCCCGGACTCCAGGGCGTCCTCAGAGACATCCACCGGGTCGGCGGGCCAACAGTCCTCGGTTGTCTCCTCCAGAGACACCGGCATGCGCACCAGGGCAGAGACGGCGCGGCGCACGTCCTCCACCGGCATCTGCGCCTTCGCGGCGATGGACTCGGCAGACTCGTGTTCCCAGGGAGATGAAAGATCTACACCTGCCGCGATGATCTGCTTGATCAGCGCCCGCTCACGACGAGTCGCCGGATCGGATGATCGTAATGCGTCAATGATCGACCCGTTGATCCGGCGACTCGCGTACGTGTCAAACCACGAACCTGCCTCACCCTTATAAGGTTCGTAGTCATTCTCTCTACAATAGTCTTCCCAGCGCAGGGCAGCCGCAACTAAGCCTAATGTGGCGTACGAAATAATCTCATCGCGCTCATAACCAACCAACATCTGCCAACGTCGATGACCTATAGCACGGGCTAAGCCCACACGGTCCTCAACTAGCTTCCGTTGGTTGGCATTGAGCGGAACCACATCTGCCACAGCATGCTCCTGTTAATGTCAGCTACACCCACTTGTGTCGCCGCATGAGTCGCATGTGTAACAGACACCAGCCCTGCGCATTGACGTGCCGCAGCGATTGCACAGCGGCGCATTGACACTGAACCGAGGGACCGTCGCTACGGGCAGCTGTGCGGGCGTCAGAGCCACGGGCATCGCCTGCGGAGTCGGGAAGGACTCCACCTCAGTGGCGACCGGCTCCAGAGCAGCAGCGCGCTCCGCGACCGAGAGAACCCCCAGGCCCTCACGGACACCACGGTCTAGGTAGTCAATGGCAAGTCTCTTGAAAACGTAGTCCAGAACCGACGTCGACAAACGAACCTCTGGATCGTTTGTCATGCCGCGCGGCTCGAACTGCATTCCGGTGAACTTCTCCACAAACGTCTCAAGCGGTATTCCATACTGCAATCCGATCGACACTGCGATAGCAAAGGCGTCCATCACTCCCGCAAGAGTGGATCCCTGCTTCCCAAGCTTCAAGAAAATCTCGCCTAGATCGCCATCTTCAGTGTTTGACCCGGTCAGATAGCCGCTGGCTCCTCCCACGCTAAACGACGTGGTCAAAGACGCACGGCGTGCCGGAAGACGTCGTCTAACCGGCTTGGGGGACTCCACCACATCCACGACCGATGCGGCCTTCTTCTGCGACGAACCGCCGGTTGCGAGGGGCTGAGCGGCCTTGCAGTTGTCTCGGTAGACAGCAAGAGCCTTCAGCCCGAGCTTCCAGCCGAACAGATAGATCTCCGAGATCTCCTCCACCGTGGCTGACTCCGGCAGATTCACCGTCTTAGAGATGGCGCCGGACAGGAACGGCTGCACCGCTGCCATCATGTCAATGTGTCCGTGTGGGGAGATGTAACGCTCGCCCATCGCACAGTCGAACACCTCGTAGTGCTGCTCCTTCAGCCCCGGAGCGCCCACCACATGACCATGCTCGGCGATGAAGTCCACGATCCCCGGCACATCGGTGGCGCTGTAGCCCAGCGTGCGCAGCGCGAGCGGGATAGTCTGGTTCACGATCTGCATGGAACCGCCGCCGTGCATCTTCTTGTTCTTGACCAGACTGAAGTCCGGCTCCACGCCGGTGGTGTCACAGTCCATCATGAATGAGATCGTCCCCGTAGGCGCCAGCAACGACACCTGCGCGTTGCGGAAACCGTGCTCGCGTCCCAGATCCGTAGCGATGAGCCACTGCCCGGATGCCTCATCGAAGATGCGCATGTCTAGAGCGTTCACACGCGGAGCGGACCTGCTGGCATCACCATGGCGGACCACCACCGCCCGATGCGCGGCGGCGTTGCGCTTAAAGCCCTCGTAGGCCCCCACCGACCCAGCCAGCTCGGCTGACCGGCGGTAGCTCACCGCGCTCATCAGCGACGTGATCGCGCCGGCCAGGGCCCGACCACCCTCGGAGTCGTACGCCTTGCCCATGGCCATCAGCAGCGCGCCCAGGTTGCTGTAGCCGATGCCCAGCTGGCGGAACTTCCGTGACGTCACGCCGATATTCTCAGTGGGGAAGTCCGCGAACGACACCGAGATGTCCATCGCCGTGATGATCAGCTCCACGGCCTGGGCGAACTTCGCTGAGTCGAACCCGATGTCCGGAGTCAAGAACTTCAGCAGGTTCAGCGACGCCAGGTTGCAGCTCGAGTTGTCCAGGTGCATGTATTCGCTGCACGGATTCGAGGTGGTGATGCGACCGGACTCCGGGCACGTGTGCCACGAATTGATCGTGTCATCATATTGGATGCCCGGGTCCGCGCAGTCCCAGGTCGCCTGGGCCATCTGCCGGAACAGCTCCCGAGCCGGCAGCGTCTTGGAGACCGACCCGTCTACTCGATTGTGCAGGGAGAAAGGCTTGTCCTCCTCCACCGCGCGCATGAACTCATCCGTCACGCGGATTGAGTTGTTGGCGTTCTGGTACTGCACCGAGGACGAGTCCTCGCCGCCTAGATCCATGTCGAACCCGGCATCCCGGAGCGCGCGGATCTTGCGCTCTTCCCGAGCCTTGATGCTCACGAAGTGCTCGACGTCGGGGTGGTCCACGTCTAGGCAAACGAGCTTCGCGGCCCGACGATTCGCCCCGCCGCTCTGAATTGTCCCAGCGGACGCATCCGCGCCCCGCATGAACGAGACCGGACCCGAAGCCATGCCACCGGAGGAGAGCAGCTCGCGCGAGCCTCGCAGCCGGGACAAGTTCACCCCGGCTCCGGAGCCACCTCGGAAGATCATGCCCTCCTCTTTGTACCAGTCGAGGATGGACTCCATATCGTCCTCGACAGACAACAGGAAACACGCGCTAACCTGCTGCTTGCTCTTGGTCCCCACGTTGAACCAGACCGGCGAGTTGAACGCGAAGATCTGGTGCAAGAGCATGTACTTCAGCTCATCACGGAAGATGTCCGCATCCTCGGGAGTAGCGAAGTAGTCCCGAGCGGCACCCTCGTCTGCGTACTTGTCCGCCACCCGATCGATGACCTGCTTCAGCGACCACTCACGACCAGGGGTGTTCTGCTTGCCACGGAAGTACTTCGAAGTCACGATCTGCCGTGCGTTCAGCGACCAGGACTCCGGAAACTCCACGCCGCGCTGCTCGAAATTGATCGAGCCGTCACGGAAGTTCTTCAGAATTATGTCTGTTCGCTCCCAAGAAACTTCATCGAAAGGATGAACTCCAGGCTTGGTGTAGACCCTCGCTACGCGCAGACCTGCATCTGGGGTAGCCGAAACTCCATGCGTGTGAACAGACACGAACAAACCTCTTCTGCAAAATGTGCGCTCAGGGCGTCACAACGTGGTGCTACCAGCCCCAGCTAGCTGGCAACTCGTGCTTCAGTCCTCCGAGAACGTCCCTGCTGAGGAGTAATGAGAGTCAACTGCTCCAGCGGTGACAAAGAGCCGTACAGCGCGTCCTCTTCCAGCCATACGGCGGAGGAGAGACCTGCCTCCTGACTCAACTTTGCCAACGCCCGCTCCTCGTGAGTGTCAACAGTCAGCAAGTTATGTACGTACACCGAACGAAAGCGCGACCCCTGCCGCCTTACCCGCCCGGCCAACTGAGTCATCCGTGCTGGGTTTGGCAACTGATCGATATTCACGAGATGTCTTGCAATCTGTAAGTTGAGCGACTTCTCAATAGCTGACGTGCCTAGCAGAACCTGGCAAGCCGGGTCCTCCCGGAACCTCTCCAGGGAAGCGTCGCGGATCTTGGAGCGCCGCTCTTCCCCCCAGATCAGCTCATACCCCACACCTTCGACCTGCAGACGTGATGTCAAAGCACGAATGCCAGCCTTATACTGGCAGAAGATGACTACCTTCTCAGCTGGCTTACCATCCTCGTCGCTGGCCCAGTCCACTTGCAAGCGGTGCATAATCCAGTCAAACTTCACCGAAGTACCAGGGCCATCCTCACCACCGATGGTGGCGAGACCCTCACAAATCTGCTGGCCACGCAGCAGGCTGTTACGCGCGGCGATCCGTTGCGCGCCACCCTCTTGGATTAGTCCACGTACATCCCGTTGCAGAGACCCGTACTCCGCCCGTTGCGCGGGATGCAGCTCCAGCCAGACATTTTCCGGCACGATCGCGGGCAGCTCTACGTCATCGATCTCATCAAGCGATCGACGCAACACCATAGGCGCAATTCGCTCCCGGAACTCGGGAAGTCGACGGTGACCTGTGACCTCCATATTTGTGTGCTTAACCGCACGGCGCTCACGAGCATCATATGTGTAGTACGGAACTGGTTCCTTGATGAGATACCGGCGCTCGCAGTCCTCCCGCTTACCCAGGCGATGCGGCTGCGAGCCACCAATTTGAGTCAGCGTGTCATACAGTTCCATCAGCTTTTTCTGCAGCGGCGTCGCATTCATCAGAATGACCCGCTTGCAATCGTTATTGTCAAAGCCCAGCCGCTTAATAGCGCCAGCGGTCTGCGTTTGCGAGTGGCGCAGCGGGTCCACGTCATCCACGACAATCGTATGGATGCCAAGGTTACTGAGCTGGTATCCATCTTGGAGGATCATCTGATGTCCGATGATCAAAACATCCCATGGTTGCGAGTACTTGTCTTCACGCTTCCGGCGAGTCCCCTCGGCTAGCTCTGTGATCAACCCGGGGATGGCGCGGCGCATCTCCCGCTGCCACTGCCGGGTGGCGGTCGGCTCACAGATCACCAGAGCACGACCGCCACCGCGCGCACGTCCCAACTCGCCTGTCTCTGACAGAATGGAGAACAAACCAGTCACTACATGGGTCTTGCCTGTACCTACTGGATCAGCTATCAATCCATTCTTCACCAGCCACAGCCACATGACCGCAACACGCTGGTGTCGACGTAGCTTGATCCCGCAACGATTACAATATGGATTGGGATCTGGCCCGTCTCCTGCATGCTCCTCACAAGGCTGCGCATTGAAGTGCCGCAACGGTGGCATGCCCGTAATGTCATACGACGTACGAACTTGCTCGGCTCTTAAGGCGAGTTTGACTGGGTCAACTCGGTCTAACACCGACACGAAAGAGCCTCACCTTCGACAGCTTACTGAGCAGACGTTAGATCCGTTCTACCCAGTGGTCCTCGGCCGGCGACGAAGCGGGGCGGACAACCCCACACCACACGCTGAGGCTGAGCTGCGGATTTGCGCGGTGTCACCACCGCGACCGCATAGTTCAGATCCCTCGAAAATGCTTGAATAGCTTCAGAAACCAAAGACGTACGCCAGTCAACCTTCATGGACATCTCCCAGATGATGTCTAACCGAACAGGTCTAAGACCTGATGAAGGCGGTAGTGGCGACGTGCTCTACGGCGGCATCCCTGCACCGCACCGCTGGGGGAAGAGTAGCCCTTCGGACAACAAGTCTCTACTCGGGTTCAACCGACAGAGAAACCCCTTCTGACCAGGGACAACTCTCCATGAGAGGTGTCTTCAGCATTAACTCACACAGGAAGTCGCCCGTATGATGTCATGTTATTGTACACACGACGTAAACCTACTTCTTGGCCATAGTCTGGCGCATCAATCATCATGCCTCCGCCCGCATAGATACCGACATGTCCTGGGCCGAACACCAGGTCACCCGGCAGCGCGGCCGAGCGCGAGACGGGCCGTGTCCAGTCCCTGAGGGCATCCGAGGTCCGGTACTGACTAGACAACCCAGCACGTTTCAACACCAGATACACCAACCCCGAGCAGTCGACCCCCGCCGTGCTCCTACCGCCCCACCTGTAGGGCGTGCCGGAGAGCGACTTGGCGACGGACACCACCTCCGCACGGCCCGCAGGAGACAGCAGAGAGCCCGCTGTGTGCCCCGCTGGCGAGCCGGGAGACAGCAGTGCGTGCGAGGGGCCGGACGGTTTCGGAACTGAATATTGTCTCTGGGGAATCGCGCTAGGAATAGGTCGCGGAGGCGTTGGCACAGACTCCGGAACCACCCTAGCGGGAGTCGGGGCGGCAGGAGTTATCGGAGCGATACGACGCTCCACTCGAATGGCACGTGGAATAGCTGCGGGCGCCCGCGCGGAAACAGTTTTCGCTGAATCCGACGCGGGCGGTCCACTAGAACCCGATGACAACCCGGCAGTCACCGCACTGACCGCAGCGATGACCGACTTACCGGGGGACCGAGTCTTTCCCTTACGGTGACGTCCCATGGCGTGACCCTCCAGTCACGGCCAAAGACGTCAGGCGTTCACACTGGCCGATGATCCTTCAAACGGCGAGAGCGAGACTCGCCTCTCTGCTTCATTTCCATGAGCCACTCCGGCGGGGGAACAGCACCGTAGTAGGTGTTGATCTCGCCGCCCTCGTAGTTCAGTACATAACCACCCTTAGCAATGCTGAATGGCTTCTTCAACACGCCCATCCAGTCGTACTGATCTCCACGTGTCACAACCGGAGAAAAGAAGTCTGGAGTGACGAAATCAGACACTGCTACACCATCGATGGTGTAGCAGTCACTCTGAACTGGATCACAAAGCTCGGTTGCTACTAGCCATCCCTTACCAGAGTCAGACCACCCGGAGGTGTGGGGGTTGACAAAGGTCTCACAGATCTCATGAGAGAGCACAGCGGACACCGACATCTCGCCGTCGAACATCGTTCCCTTGTTCTCCAGCACGGTGCCCACTCCGATGACGCCCGACACGATGTCGCCGGAAAGCTCCTCGTGATAGCCCAACGAGCCGGCTTCACTTTGGTCACTCAGGACGAGCACATAATCTCCGGTCGGCACCTTCTTGGTGCTGGACGGGAGCACCTTCACCGGGCTGGGGAGCATCGCCCACACCGGGGCCACGTGCTCGGTGATCTGACGATCGCAAGCGGCAACCATCTTGGCCGCTTGCGCGTCAGTGATCAGCTTGGTGTTGCGGGCGATCCAAATCGTAGGACCGACCTTGGTGTACTTAGGGATTGTCACGTTAGCCCTTCGCGGCCACCTTGGAAGAGTTCTGACCGTTCACTCCTGTTCTCGGCCGCTTCTCCTGAGAAGGCTCAGCCTGGACACCCGGAGCCGGGGCAGCTGACTCCGTTGTCAATCCCAGAATCTCAGCATTGGCTCGGATGAACGCTTCCAGCTGCGTAACGCGAGCGCCCTTCACCGCCAGGTCACGAGACAAGCCGGCAATTTGCTGAGACAGATCGTTGATAACCAGGTCGGCTATCGAAACTTCTTGGTCACCAGATGGCTGAGACATGAAAATATCCTCCAAGGATCAAATTAGATGCTTGCACTGCAGATGATACTAAAATCTTCCTGGTCCTTCGTTCATCAGTTGTCGTTTTAACTCCTCTGGTGAAATACGATTCCGACGACCACGCACGGTCCGAGCAGCACGCTTCACTTCTCGTTGTTTATGCTGTTGTCTAGTTTCTTTAAGAACAGCATTAATATACTGTCGCTTGACAGCAAGATGATCCGAACTAATGACAATTTCTCTTTTGAGAAACTCAATTGGGTCTTCGTCACCACTGCTAGCTACAACTACATCTTTTTCTGTAGTAGGAACATAAGGGGAGTTTCCTGGTATCCCAATTAACTTCCCATTACCACGTTGCTTACGAATTCGTCTAAGAAGCTCTTTACGTGCAATCTCCTTAGTAGGAGCAAAATGAAGAACCTTAGATTTATCTTCATCAGATATCTGTAAAAACATCTCATAGAATATAATTTCTATGAGAAGATCTATGTCATCCGCATCCAAATCATACTCAGCCGCTCTCGTCTCAAATACATCCAAAGGTCGTATCATAACTAATCTTAAAGGAGAACCATCACCATCTAAATACTCGATAGCCATCACTAACATCTCTTGCTCATCTTGATCTACAATATCAACTTGATGTAGAATAATATCCATTACGGCTGCCTCCTCCAAAACCATGAAATAATTTGTCGAGTTTTGCCGCCTTCGATGCCAATAGAAATCGAAGTTCTTGACCTGCTCTCACACCAGGCATAGCATTCATCATCAGCTTTGGCTTGCGCGACTCCAGTAACAATAGGAGAGATATCACTCTGCATAGTGAATCCACCAAAATCTGTATCTAATCCACCGAAAGCATCTGGAATGCTATCCCAAAAGGTCAAAACAGCTTGTCCAGCAGACCACAAAGCATTAACAAAACTGCCAGAAGTAAATTGAATTTCACCAGTTGTAAAAGCACTAAACCCAGCGCCCGTCCCTGGAGAATCAATTGCTCCAATCTTCAACCCCACAAACGTATGCGTAGCGTCACAGATGACACAACCACCATCTAGATTGTTAGCATCATTTGCTGCAGTTAATCCTAAAAACACCTGATTAGGTTGAACTCGTAATCTAGAAATCATTGACACAGAAGAAGAGTTAATAGACTTCAACTCTACTGAAATATCATTAGGTAATCCTGTAGGAACGTACGAAGACAATGTCGCATATCTAGATTCATCAGCTTGTGGCATGAATCTAATTTCATTGTTTGGACCAGAAATAAGAATCCGACGACCAGTAACACCAGTCTGCAATGAAATACCAGATATTAATGTATTAGCTTGAAATTTATCACCAGTAATTGTATTGGCTACAATTTGATCGCCAGTAATATAGTTACCCTGTAAAATAGAACCCTTGATTACACCGCCACGAATCTCAGACGCTGACAATAATCCAGCAAAGAAGCTGGCTGCCGTAATAGAACCACCCACGATCGCGCCGGACACAGTGACACCCAACGAGGGAGAAAGCTGGGTAGTCACTACATCTACATCTCGTACAGATGCCGACGCGTAAGGTACACCCTCCCAATACGAACCCGGCTCAGACCCCGCACAAAACGGGGTGGGAACCACAGTGTCCCGTTCAATCTGTACAGCTGAATACCACAAGTAAGATGTCAAACGGATCTGGCGAGCAGCATCCGAAGATGGTGCATACAATCGAACTTTGTCTATGACTCCCGTGCACGACACGAACACCCGGGTCCACTGGTTGGGGATGAGCTGCGCCGCTGCGGACAGCCCACGCGAGACCCCCGCGACAGAATCCCTGCCCTCGATCTGGGTCCAACAAGAGACGTCCGACCAGGCATAGATCGAAACAAGGTTGTTCGATGAGTCCGGAATGGAAACGGGGATCAGATTAGACACCGAGTTGCCCGCGATGCCGGCCCACTGGAATCCAGACGAGTCACCGTCTACATACTCATCAAAACCGTTGACACGTTCATAGAGTGCGTTACTGGCTTCGACAGTAGCGCCAGGTGTCATAGTCACAAGTAGCTTCAGTCGAACCTTAGTAGTATTCACTGGAGCAATTCCTGTAACATAAACAGGTTCTACAATACCTGCTCGCAATGTAAACGGAAGAGACGAAGATTCTGAAAGAACTACATCAGCTGAATTAATCCACTGAATAACTGCAACAACTGGAAACTGGAAATTAACTCTAACATTGCAAGACAGTGTCCATTGATCACTTGCTGTCAGACCAGTTGTAACCGGAGCCAGCACCAATGCATCACCAGCTGATAGGACAGTCAACTGGATCACGTTGTCGCGCTCAAACCCCACCGTAGACGCCCGGGTCCCCTGCACAGAGCCCAGGGAAGCGGACCAACCGTTGATGACGGTAGCCAACGATGGATTCGTACAGTAGTTAGTTCTGGTGAGAGTGAAAGATGACCCAGTACCGATCGTACTCTTAAATGGAACATCCACATAGCTTGGCGTAGCAGGGTTAGTAACTGTCGCCTTCATACGAACCGCAAACTCACCAGCAAAGGTGTGTTGCTGATCGTCTACAGCTTCCGCGTTAACCCCCGGATCGCGGCCCGACCCGCCGACAAACCCGGGGTTGGCGGCCATGTTCCGCGTCGGTGCCGCGATGAAGCGGAGACCATCCTGGGCATCCAAGACTGTTCTAGAATTCGAGTATTTACTATTAAGACTAAAAATTCCTGTAGGTGCTAATTGAGCGACAACGCTGTTATCAGCAGCATAGATTGTCAATCCAGTATCAGACGCCAGATTCATCCGTGACCCGGAGAGGGCGGATCGCAGCATGAACGAGCCGGGGAGAACCTCAGCGACAGTGTTATTACTTGAATTGTAAGAACGAAGTCCGACTGCATCGAGTTGCACACGAGCATTGTTAATCTGAGAAAAATTGGATGGTCCCGCATAAATAGTTCCATTAGGACCCATGAAAATCTCGTTAGCATCTAGAACACCAGACAGAAGCTTCGAGATAGTAACATCAATGACTTTAGAATCTATGACCGAAAGATCCTCAAACTGAGGAGTTCCAACAGCTCCAGCAGCTATCTTCGGTTGGGTAACTGATGTATCCTTGATGTTATAAGCTTGAATAGTCTTAAAAGCAATGTTGCCTTGATTCGAAGCCGAGCCGCCGGTGATTGTGTCATGTGCGATCTGGGAGCCCAGCAGGCCGCCGGGGGGTGTCGTCACGGCCTTAGCGGTACCGATCCACAAGCTGAAGGCGTCGCCCGTAGCGCTGCGCAGCACCGGGCCGCCAGACCCTAGCTGGACCTCACCCACGTCAGCGGTCGTGACACCCTCGATGATCGCCCGGTTGGGGGAGCCGACCAGCGATCGCAACCACGCCGCCGTGCCTAACTTGGCACTGTAATCTGTTGGAAGTAGTAGAGATGCAACAAAAGAAACTTGGCCACCGAAAGATACTGTTCCGTCAACATGCAGATCCTCACCAACCTGCGCGCCACCAGCAATTGTCGCTTGTGCTGTAACAGTAAGTGGTCCATTAACTGCTAAACCACTCTGTGAAGTAATCATTCCATCAGCAGTAAAATCACCAGAAATGACTGTGTCACCAGTCTCATTCATGGTGAAAATAGGATCTTCAGTAACTTCATTCGTAAAGTTAATATAGTTACCGTGAGCACGACCACGCAGCAAAGTGTGGTCTCCGAGCAATGAGTGGATAGAGAAGGCGGAGTCTGGAACGTCCGTCCTTCCCACCGCTGCCGAATCAGGACCAACTCGAAACTTCTGCTCGTCTCCAGACTTAACTACAAAAACCTGTGTATCCGGCGAAAGGAACGGAACATCTAAGGTGAGAGGTGTCAAACCCTCGCCTGGACTATTAAAACGGAACTGAGATACAGCATTAATTTCCTCGTTAAACTTAGGTCCAGTAATAGAACCGTCTGCCAACTCACTCGAAGTAATACTATCAAGAATGAAACGGTTACCCGGGAGGGTGCCAGAGGTGATCTTGCTGCCCGGGATTTCAGTGGAAGGTGTGCCAGAGCCAGTAGTGCTTGTTAAATCGATAGTAGTTGTCGAATTCAGCTGAAAGAAAACCTTCTGGTCATCTTCACTGGCATAGATAGTCCCGTTAGGAACTGCTTCCGGCAAACCTCCGCTGAAGATGGGAACACCAGGAAGCCGTTGCGAGCCCAGCGCAGCATCCGAAGCCATCTTCTTTAAGCCAGCTTGCAGCTGATTAACCATTATGGCTTCTTCCTATAGAGCCAACAATTTACTGCTCTAGTCTGACCTGACTGTCCGAATACAGCAACGAACATACCAGTTCTAGTTATTTGCTCAACCCAAGACTCATTGGGATACACACCAGAACCTATTCGAACACCTGTAACGAGCGGAGCCATATCGCCTGACATAGTAAATCCATTAAAAGATAGATTTATATCTAAAGCTGTACCAGGAATATTTGCCCATATAGCCATGCAAGCTTGGTTAGCACTAAAAGCTCCGTTTCTAAACCAACCATTGAACTGAAGCTCACCAGTTGTAAAAGCACTGAATCCAGCACCATTACCTGGCGTATCTATGGAACCAGTCTTCACTCCTACAAACGCGTGTGTATCATCACAGTAAACAACTCCACCAGCTAAATTAGCCCCGTCATTAGCTGCAGTTAATCCTAAGAATGCCTCATCAGGTCTAATGCGTACTCTAGAAACCATTGTCACTGCAGCAGAGGTAATAGACTTCAACTCTACTGAAACGTCATTAGGAAGATCTGCCGGAATGTATGAGTACAAACTTGCATATCTAGATTCATCAGCTGAGGGAAAGAACCTAATCTCATTGTTAGGTCCAGAAAGAAGAATACGTCGCCCAGTAGTACCAGTCTGGAGTGAAACATTAGATATCAGAGTATTAGTCAAAAACTTATCACCAGTAACAGTACCGGCTACAATCTGATCACCAGTAATATAATTACCTTGTAGTAGCGAGCCTTTGATCAAACCACCATGGATCTCAGACGCCGAGACCATGCCGGCAAAGAACGTGGACCCAGTGACAGACCCACCCACGATGGCGGCCGAGACCGTCACACCCAGAGCTGGTGACAGCTGAGCGGTCACCACGTCTACATCGCGCAATGATGCCGACGCGTATGGCACACCCTCCCAGTAGCAGCCCGGCTCGGTACCCGAGCAGAACGGAGTGGGCCGGATGCCATCACGCTCGACCTGCACCCCGGAATACCACAGATACGTCTTCACACGAACCTGACGGGCTATATCCGAGGTAGGTGCATGTAACCGAACCTTGTCCATCACACCCGTGCAGACCACATACACCCGGGTCCACTGGTGGGGAAAGATCCGCGTAGCTGCCGACATCCCACGACCCACGCCGGCCGTCGAGTCACGGCCTTCAATCTGGGTCCAGCACGGGACGTCCGACCAGACAAAGATCGAAACAAGATTACTGGTGGAGTCAGGGATGGAAACTGGAATTAAAGTAGATGCTGAGTTTCCAGAAGTTCCACTCCATTGATACCCAGATGTGTCACCATCAAAGTATTCATCAAAACCACTGGCTCGCTCATAAAGTGCGTTACTGACTTCTAGAATGTCAGTATTAACCATGCTCACTAGTAGCTTCAGTCGAACCTTCGCCGTGTTCGCCGGGGCGGTAGCCGTCACCGAAACAATCTCGATGATGCCGGCACGCAACGTGATGGGGAGCGCGGACACCTCAGCGAGGACAACGTCTGTCGAACTCAACCACTGGATAATGGGAGTAACAGACTGAGTAGTTGTCGTTCGAACGTTGGCGGATAACGTCCATTGCTGTGCAGACGTCAAGCCTGTCACGACCGGAGCTAACACGGTAGCCACGCCTGTCACCGCTGCTGTCAGCTTCAAAACGTTGGTTCGAGCAAACCCGATCGAAGACGCCCGGATCCCAGCGGCGGCCCCTATCGTGCCCGACCAGCCGGTGATGACCGTGGCCAGTGACGGATTCGTGCAGTAGTTAGTTCTATTTCTAGTAATGGTTGTGCCAGTACCTACTGTACTCTTATACGTAACATCCACATAGCTCAGGGTTACTGGATTAGTAACAGTAGCTTTCATGCGTATGGCGTACTCACCAGCAAAGACATGTCGCTGGTCATCCACTGCCTCAGCATTGAAGCCAGCCTCGTGCTGAGATCCTCCGTTGAACCCGGGGTTGTAGGCCATGTTCCGGGCGGGAGATGCGATGAAACGCAAACCATCTTGTGAGTCTAGAACAGTCCTAGCACCAGAGTACTTGCTGGTGAGACTAAAGATTCCTGTTGGCGCCAGCTGAGTAGTAATGCTGCCATCTACATCATACAGAGTCAAACCACTATCGGAAGATAACAAAATCCTAGATCCAGTAGTTGCGGATCTAAGCATGAACGAACTAGGGAGAACCTCAGCAACAGTGTCATTATTAGTGTTATAAGCACGAAGCCCGAAATGATCTAACTGAACACGCTGGTCAGTAATATGTGCGTGGTCAACAGGCCCCATGTAGATAGTTCCATTGGGACCCATGAAAATCTCATTAGCATCTAGAATACCAGAAATAAGTCTGGTAGCTCTGATATTTAAGATCTTATCATCTGTTAAAGATCCATCTTCAATATTAAGTTCAGCTACAGCAGCAACAGCTAACTTCGATCGAACAACAGAACCATCCTTGATGTTATATCCTTGGACAGTCTGTAAAGCAATGTTTCCTTGTCCAGATGCTGATCCGCCAGTGATTGTGTCAAAAGCGATCTGAGACCCCAGGATCCCGCCCGGGGAGGTGGTCAGGACTTTGTTGGAGCCAACCCACAACCCAGTGAGATCGGTGGACGTGTTCCGCAGCACCGGACCGCCGGTGCCCAGCTGAACCTCACCGATGGTGGGATCCGTGACGCCTTCGATGACCACTCGATTGGGGAACGAGGCCGGTGAACGGAGCCACGCAATGTTGCCTACACGAGCACTGTAATCTGGTGGGAAAATCAATGCTGACGAGAAGGTAGCTTGACCACCGAAGGCAGCGGGCCCGGCAGCGATGAGGTCATCAGCGATACTTACGTTACCGTTGATGGTGGCGTGTGACGTGACAGTAAGCGGGCCGTCAATCACCAATCCATCTTGTGACGTAATGACTCCGCCAGAAGTAAAGTCACCGCCAACGAACGTGTCACCATCGTGATTGATAGTAAAGATGGGCAGTGAGATAGCATTGTCAAAATAGATAAAGTCGCCGCGCGCTCGACCGCCCAGTAAAGTCTTGTCTTCATCAGATGACTGCACGGAAAAGACAGCTCCGGAGACATCATTTCCGACAGCCACTGAATCACGGCCGACTCGAAACTTCTGATCACTAAGTGCTTTAGCTACAAATGATTGTGTATCTGCTGAATCAAACGGAACATCTAAAACTAACGGAGTTAAATCTTCGCCGGGGCTATCAAGATGTATTGCAGAAAAAGCTTCAATCTCAGCAGCTAACTTTGGACTTGTAACAGAGCCGGGGCCTAACTCGGCAGCAGTGATAGAACTGCTTGCGATAGCGATAGGCGGGAGAGATCGAGATATGATTCGATGACCATCGATGTTAGTCTCAGGAGGCTGTCCAGATTCTCCATCGTCACCCGCAGGTGCTGTTAGGTCAATAGTAGTTGTAGCATTAAGTTGAAAGAACACCTTTTGATCAGTTGAATTTGCATATATAGTTCCACTAGGAACTGCTTCTGGCAAAGCACCACTAAAGATTGGCACAGAAGGTAAGCGTTGCGATCCTAGCTTGGCTTTGGATGCAATGCTTTTTAACCCTGTTTCCAACGGATTGGCCACTATGGCTGCTTCCTAAAAATCCAGGCAGAAACTTCGTTCGATCCCGTGCCAGCAAGATCAATCCAAGATCGAAAAATCATTGAAGTTCTTGTCAAAGACTCAATATGGGATGCACTATTTCCTGCCCAACCATTCATCTTTGTACCTGAAATAACAGGGCCTAGGTCACTAGCCATAGTAAAACCCTTATTAATTATAGAGTAATTAATTCCACCAAAACCAACAGGTACAAGAATAAAAACATGCAATACAGCTTGCTCTGCACTCCAAGGACCGTTTCTAAACCAACCATCGATCTGGATCTCATTGCTTGAATGTGCGAGAATTCCAGCACTGCCGTCACCTTGGTGAGACAGTGCTCCAACCTTCACTCCAATGTAAGCAAGAACGTCATTGGCATAGACAATGCCACCCTTCAAAAGAGTAGCGTCACTAGATCCAGTTAATCCAATGAACGCTTCATTAGGTTGTAGTCGTACTCTAGAAATCATTGACACAGCAGCAGAGTCAATAGACCTAAGCTCTACTGAAATATCATTAGGTAACCCAGTAGGAACATATGAGTATAATACTGAGAATCTAGACTCATCCGCTGCAGGAAAGAATTTAATACTATTGTCTGGTCCAGAAAGAAGAATTCGTCGACCAACAGTACCTGTCTGCATTGAGACATTAGAAATTAAAGTATTAGCTTGAAGCCTATCGCCAGTTAATGTATTAGTTACAATCTGATCACCAGTAATCTTAGTACCCTGTAGAACAGATCCTTTGATTGTGCTACCACGAATATCAGCGGCAATCACTAACCCAGCAACGAAGTTAGATGCTGTGATAGAACCGCCCACCACGGCACCCGAAACCGTGACCCCGAGCGACGGAGACAGCTGTGCGGTCGTGGTATCCAGGTCTCGCAGCGACGCCGACGCATACGGAGCGCCCTGCCAATAGCAACCCGGCTCAAAACCTGAGCAGAACGGGGTTGGCAACGTACGGTCTCGTTCTACCTGCACAGCCGAGTACCACAGATACGACAGCAGCCGCAGCGTGCGCGCCGCGTCCGAGGTCGGCGCGTGCAGGCGGACTCGGTCTATCACACCCGTGCAGGACGCGTACACCCGGGTCCACTGCCCCGCGATCAGCCGGGTGGGATCGGAGAAGCCGCGAGACGTGCTGGCGTCTCGCCCCTCGATCTGGGTCCAGCACGGCGTGTCCGACCAGACAAAGATCGAGACCAGGTTGCTGGTGGAGTCAGGGATGGAGACGGGAGTCAGGTTGGACGCTGAGCTGCCCGCTGTGCCGGCCCAAGTGTAGCCGGGGGTAGCACCATCAGCGTACTTGTCCAGCCCGCTAGTGCGCTCATAGAGGGCGTTGCTGACCTCCAGCACATCCCCGGTCACCATGGCCAGGGAGAGCTTCAGACGCAGCTTGGTGGTGTTCGCGGGCGCCGTCGCGGTCACGAACACCCGCTCCACCACACCCGCGCGGCACGTGATGGACGCGGCGGCGGACTCCGAAAGAACGACGTCCGTAGCACTGATCCACTGAATGATGGGGATGACACCCTGGGCCAACGACACCCGGGCGGAACACGACAGTGTCCACTGCTGCGCGGCGACGATACCGGTCACAACCGGACCCAGGACGGTACCGGCGCCCGAGGCCGCCACGGTCAACCGCAAGACGTTGTCTCGTTGAAATCCTAGAGCCGTAGTACGAACACCCGTGGTGGCCCCCACAGTCGCGGACCAACCGGTCGCATCGTTGGCGAGCGATGGGTTAATGCAAGCATTGGTTCGTGTCAGACTAGAGCTAGTCCCAGTACCAACTGTATTCTTGAAAGGAACTTCCACATAACTTGGTGTAGCTATAACAGAAGTTAGTGCCCTAGTGCGGACCGAAAACTCTCCAGCAAACACATGCTGCTGGTCATTCGTCGCTTCGCAGTTCGTAGCGGATACGAACCCGGAGCCTCCGTTAAAGCCGGGGTTATACGCTGCATTTCTCGTTGGAGCTGCGATGAAACGCATTCCATCTTGGGAATCTAGAACTGCTCTGGTGCCGGCGTACTTACTAGTAAGACTGAACACCCCAGTTGTAGCGAGCTGCGCGGCGACACTGTTATCAGGAGCAAAAAGTGTCAAACCGCTATCAGAAGCCAAGGATAGCCGCGCCCCCGTGGTCCCGGACCGCAGCATGAACGACCCAGGGAGTACTTCCGCTACAGCTGTATTGATTGAGTTATAGGAACGCAGACCTTCAACATTAAGCTGTACACGTTGATCAGTGATATGTGCGTGGTCAACAGGACCGAGATAAATAGTCCCGTGTGGTCCTAGGTAAACTTCATCGGCATCCAGCACGCCGGACAACAGCTTAGAGACAGCGAAGCTCACAAGCTTGTCATCGGGGATAGACCCGTCCGCGATCTGCAGCGTGCCCACCGCGCCGGCCGACAGATTCGCACGGACGATCGTCGCATCCTTGATGTTGTAAGAATCGACGGTCTGCGCGGCAATATTGCCCTGACCTGCTGTTGCACCACCTGTGAGTGTGTCAAACGCGATCTGGGACCCCAGGATCCCACCCGGCAGCGAGGTCAGGATCTTGTCTCCGTTGACCCGGACAACACCGGGCTCAGAGAACGCGCCCGACAGGACCGGACCGCCGGTGCCCAGCTGGATCTGACCAACGCTGGAGTCACTGACACCCTCCAGGATGATCCGGTTAGGCGAACCCCCCAGCGAGCGCAGCCACACGTTCGATCCGACGCGGGCGGCGTAGTTGGTCGGCAACAGCAGCGGAGCCCCGCTGAACGTGACCTGGTCGCCGAACGATGTCGGGCCACCCACCGACAGATTGCCGCCGATCTGCAAGCCATCGATGATGTTGAACTGGGACACGCCAGACAGCGGTCCCGTAACCGACACACCCTCCTCGGCGAAAAGCTGACCTTCGGCAACAAAATCCCCGCCGACAAATGTGTCACCAAACCTACCCATGGTGAACATAGGTAGATCAGTATCTACATCTCGAAAATCGAAAACAGCTCCACGCCCGCGACCACGCAGCAAAATCCTGTCTTCAGAAGTCGAGCTGATAGAGAAGGCAGAGTCCGGGAGGTCCACTCCCACGGCAACAGAGTTGGGGCCGACCCGGAACATCTGGGCGCCGCCGGATCTGGCTATAAAAACATTGTCATCTGTTCCGAACGGAATGTCTAAGGTAAGAGGAGCTAATCCCTCTCCTGGACTGTTGATAGTTATCTGTCCAGCATACTGAATTAACGACGCTAGCTCGGACCCCGTTACAGCACCATTAGCTAACTCGTTCTGCTGTAGAGAGTTCGATTGAATTCGGTCGCCCGGCACGGTGCGGGGGGTGAAGAATTGACCATCGATGTCATCGGGGTTCCCGCCACCCACAGGTGCTGTTAAATCGATAGTAGTTGTTTCATCTAACTGAAAGAAAACCTTCTGAGCAGCTTCATCAGCATAAATTGTCCCCGGAGGCATTGGACCAAGGGCATCCGGCTGGGCCGCAGGAATGATAGGCACAGCAGGTAGACGTTGCGCGCCAGTCTTAGCATCGGCTGCAACGCCCTTCATGCTAGAAGCTAATGAAAAAGCCACTAGAACAACCCAACAGCTGAATCATCAACTAGATTCTCGAACGAGTATCGAACGGTCTCCGCACCCAGTGCATCGGCGGCACCATCAGGAACTGACACCTCGATTTTGTCTACTACAAATCGGCCGCCAACCTGCACATACCCATCATCGATGTCAACTTCCAATTCATACCCTGGCATGACTTCGCCCAGGTCTGGCTTAGAAGATGCCTGCATGATAATCGTAGGTTGAGCAGGAGCACCTGACATCTTCTTGATTGTCGAAACAGCTAAGGACTCAGTAGCTTCATCGGAAAGGATGTCACGGTTGCTGACGCTCATCTCCACCCGGGGCTGCGTTACCAGTGCATCCAGGTTCTGCGCGGAGCGGCGGAGCATGGCAGGTCCGTCGAAGCCGCCGAACGCGTCCACCTGATTAGGCGACGGAGCGATGGGCTCCCACTCGTATTCATCCGCGTTTCCGCCGTACAGCAGCCGGTGTGGAGAGACAACAGGATGTATAGGATCTATGACTAGCTTAAATCCTAGTACGTTGCCGGGCAACCACTCGCCTTCGATACGAAAAGTGAACTGCGGCTCGATAGATGCAAGACTCTCGATCTCGGAAGATATAATCTTGTCTTCCCACCACGGATAGAACGCCTCACCCAACGGGGGGCCGGACGAGACCTCGATGCCGGTCTGCACGTGCAGGTTGCCGCCCAAGCCGAGCTGCGCGTACTCCACCAAGGTTCGTGCGATCACCACACGATCAGTGTTGAAGAATGACTTGGTTTCTCGGATATGTCTGTTACCGAACAGACTCCATACATCCAAGGCGCCGATCTCTAAAGTGTTGCCGTTCCGCTGAGGCTTCCACATGAAGCCGCACCAGAAAGGCTTACCCGATCTCTCGACAACCAAGAATGTCTCTTGTGGAATCAAGAACTTCGCATCTGGAGAGTACAAGTCTAAAATAGCATTAAACTCTCCAGTGCCGTTTCGCTCGAAAGAATACTTAACCTCAGAAAACTCAAACTCGTTGGTGACACGCATAGTCGCGTACTCAACCGACAAGTATCGATAGCCTCGATTTCTTGACGGAGCATCGCGCTTTAATGTACCTATCGGAATATAATCCGGAGACGGTTCATCAGGCACTATTAATCACTCCTAGCATCCAGTGCTCCAAGGAATTAACTCTATTCCTAAGTTGGTTGCTCGAACACTCGAACAGTGTGGGTCGTCGTACTTTGTTGCTGGTCGAACACCAAAGCGGTAGAAGACTGGCCAGCTTGCACAGCCTGCATCTGAGAGAACACCTGCTCCATGGGCGGGAGGTCATACTCACCGGAGGCCAGATACGCAGCCGAACCGGGAGACTGCAGCAGGTTGTAGAACGGCGGACCGGCCACCTGCACGTCGTTGGGCGAGATGCCCAGTACCGACCGCATCAGGGCTTCACCAGCGGCGATGACCCGGCCCATGCTCTCGCAGCGGTGGAACATGCGGCAACCGCCCAGGCGTGCCCAGAACGGCCAGCGAGGCAGCTCAAACTGATTCACAGTGATGTACTGATTCACGTTCACTGTCACTGTGACATTCTGAATTACCGTGATCTGATAGAAATACTCGCGAGGCTTGACCAAGTCACGACGATCCGTAATCAGCGAAGGCGTGGACGCGTTGGGGTTGATCAAGATATCCGAGATCAAGAAACACCGGTCGGGCAGCGCGGCAAGCGGTGGATTACCATCCGTAGTAAAGGCACCGGGAACATAGTCAATGTTGAAACCTGTGTCACCATCTCCAGACACCAGGGACTGATCCCGCACCCGAGCGATGATTGCGTCACGTCGATACTGAGTGGTAGACGAAGTCTGTAAATCAATGATGACGTCTTCGTCTTGCGTGATGTGATACGAACCATTGAAGGGCACATCCGAGTAGACAACCCCCCGACCGGGGCTGATTGTCACACTCATAGGCGTGGCGCCGCCGCCCGCCACGGTTCGATACGAGTCCGGAGTGACACACCCGGAGGCGCCCTGCCCCCACTGATCCTCGATCTGCAGGCGATCGGTAACGGCGTCCACACCGCCCAACTGCGCGTACGCCAAACGACCAACCATGTCTATCTCCTTCTACAGATAGGACGGACGCCACTGCCACTCGACAGTGCTGTCTTCGTCCCAACCCTCATGAGTAAATCGGAAACGCGTGTACCCAGGCCGGAGCTTGAGCCAATCAGTGTTCCTGTCCATCCACCAATATCGAGACTGCTGTCCATTCAACAAAATCGACTTCTCCCAGAAATCGATCTCGATGTATGTACCCTTCTCGATAGGCACATCAGGGACGAGACGGAAGCTCTCTCGTGTCTCAACATCGGTGAGAGTAGGATTAATAAACGGACCTCGTAAAATGGCCTTCAATCTAGCGTTATGCGTTCCCTCATTGTTAACTAGAACAATGCCGGGCGCACCATGAGCGCTATACACCAACCGGTACGTGCGTGGATAGTTTCGGAGTCCGCCTTCAGCACGTACAAACGTCGGGTCGGTCTTCAGCTCAGGCCCGAACCAGAACGGGTCGGACATGATCAAGTCTATGGAGAACGTCGCCCGCATCGGACCTGTCGGGTTGAGGTCCATTCTAGATACAGGCTCAACAAAGGTGTACATCTTCGATATACCAAATCGAGTGGGAGTTCGTCGAGTCAGCAATAACTGACGATCCCATACTGCAAACAACTGCTTTAGCTTGTTATAGTTCTCCCAGAACCTAGTCCTCAGATAAATATCAGAAGGGAACCGGCCTTCTGTGTCTGAGCCCAACACCCACATCGCAAACGACAGCTGCTTCTGCTCCGGGGTCTTGGGAATCCAACGGCGACCCGGACGGGTGGCGATTCGGACGTTCTCTGTGTCGGACTGGGGGATGCCCTCACGGCCAGCCAGAGTAGAAATGTTGTAAGCAAGAGTAGACAGTGGAACTGGAGTGTCATAAATCCACTGACCCTTGAGCAACCGGCCCTGGTCAATTTCCCAGTACTCATGGGTAGTAGCTACAAGTTGTTTCTCAAAAGTAATCGGATTGACTTGATAGACAAAATGCTGTGAATCATCCGAATAAACTTGTCGATCAAAGTCAGACGGTAAGAACTCAGGAGTCAAGACCGTCGCACCGGCAACGGCACTTAGGCCCAGGTCTGGCATGGCCGCCGTAATGCCGGATGAACCCGGGGCGACGGCAGACAGCAGACCGTCTTCGTCAATCTCTACAACTGTTGGATCTGTAACCGACCATACGATATTAAGTGGTGACGCTTCAGATCCATCAGCGTACTGAACAAGCACAATCATCTGCTTGTCAGTTTGACCGGCATCAAAGTTAAACGTAACAATAGGAGGCTGAATACGTGCAGCAGTTGGATACTCTTGGAAAATCTGACTGATACCAAGATAGTGCGCTGTTACACGGCCATCATTAAGAAACTGTGTATAAACAGCAACTTCATCGAGTGCTAGTTGAGGATTGTCCTCACTACCAGCAAAGAATAAAGTACTTGCGCCTAGACCTTCAATGTCCGTGTCAAAGAAGGTGTTAACATCTTCACCGTTGACATAGAAAGTCAAACCCTCGCCGTTGAAGGAAACGACGTAGTGGCCCCACTCATCCTGGGTCCACGCATCCGACACGGTGGGACCCGTCGAGCCCACCTGGCGGAACGTCATGTCTCCGCCGGGGAGCAGCACGATCTCCCACTGCTCAGTGGAGAACAGCAGGGCGCCGTCTACACCGACAGGTCCATCCAGGCGAGCCAGAAACTCGATGCCCCAGGTGCCGCGCCCATAGATCTCATCCCCGGCCCCCGGCGGATTCCCCTCGATGGTCGAGAAGTTCCATGCATCCGTGCCTGCCACCACAGCCGCGCCGGCAGCCGGAGCGAACACAGCGCAGGTGTCGCCTCCCTCCGGATAGGCCAGGGCGTTATAGGTGACACCAGTCTCGGAATATGCTCCTCGATAGACACCGCGAGCATCTTGCATGTAGTGCCGAGTGACAATCGTCGACCAGGTAGACGAAGACTTGCCGGTGGTTCCGTCCCATACCGCGCCAGCGGAAGACCCATCAAAATAATCGCCTAGCGCCGTGCCAGGCTCATACATCACATTGGTGACATCGAGTGTGTCGCCAACCTGCAAAGTCTCCAGCACCGCTATGCCATGCATCTTCGCGGTGTTCGCGGGCGTGGTGGCCGGGCGCGAGATGCGAGTCCACGTGTTGGCGGCGAGCGGGATGGGATCAGAAACCGACAGACCAGAAACCGAATTGTCAGTTCGTAATGACTCAACCTGACAAATCACATTCTGTGCTCTGTTCACACGAACATACATAGAAACCATGTATGTCTGAGCAACTACCGGTACAATCTCAGCTACAGAAATCCAGGAACGGAATCCCCACACCTGGGTGGACGTCGCACGATAGAAGGCGCTGTTGTTGATCGGTCCGCCGGTGACCTGACGAGTCCCGGCAAACTGGGACTGATTCTTACCGCCGTTGAATCGATATGTGTACCAGTTCCCTGAAGTGTCAACTGACAGAGCAGGGTTGACTGACTTGTTGTAGCGATGCAGAGTCTCGTCAAACGGAGTATCCGATAAACGCCAATATGCAATCGGACTATCTCGTACAATCTCAGCATTAAGCATGCTCATGAGAACGTCCCTGCCCAAGACAACTTAGTCATGACATTTTCAAAAGAATCTGTGGATCGAGAAGGAACGGGATTAGTAATCTGGACAGATCCTTCTTCGAATACCACAGACTTAGCTTGAGATGTAGTTGTGCTAGTAGAAGTACCAGCCTTCAATGCTTCAGACATAGTCTTATTGAGACTAGTATTTGCACCAAGACGAATTTGACTACTCTTGCCAAGAGAAGAGAACAAGGTAGAGATGTCTGGAACTGGACCACCAGCCGCAAAGCCCACAGAATCCGCATGGTTCAAACTATCAAGAGTCTGCGGTCCTATCTTGGCTGCAGCATCCTTACGAATGACGTACTCACCCGGGGTGAGGCGAGCGGGAACGGTGTCTCCACGGCCTGAGCCGGGGACAAAACCACCCCGCGCGAACGCTTCACCCTTGGCATACGCATCCAAGTTAGACAGGAACTTAGACTTGTTTGCTATAGGCATCAGCTCGATCTGAGCACGAGCCTTAGGTTTCTGCATAACCTTAAAGATGTCAGTAGTTGCCAACTCTGTAGCCGTGGAGACTTCACGGATACCTAGACCAGCTGTCTTCTGCAGAGCACTAATAATCTTCAGAACAGTCCCAAGATCCTCGTGCAAGGAATCCTTAGACCGCTCCAGCTCCTGCTCCATCCGCTCCGCCAGCGCACGGTTCCCCACCGCGTCTCGGGAGAGCAACAGACCGCTCTTCTTCTGCTCCCCCACATCACGAAGAGTGTAGTTAATGTCAGGTTCATCCTGAGCAGTAGCATCCTCGGTGCCTGTGGATGCCTTCTGACCTGGAATAGTAATAGATGTTGATTCATGAATGTCACCAACACCCATGTCCGCCAACGCCTGTGCCAGATCATCCAGGCCCCACCCGGCAATAGTCAAAACGTTGGACTCGAACTCTTCCTGCTCATCGTTGGTTCGGTCAGTCTCAGAAAGCCACTGGTACAGGTCGGCATAGGTCTGAGGCTCAAACGGATCATCCGGAGCCACAAGACTGGTGACCTGAGTACCATCATCGTTCATCCAGTCAAGAGAACCGTAATATGTACCCTTAGAGATGTCATCGGCGGTAGGAACACCGGCGGCTGTCTGAGTTCCGGGCTTGTAACGAATGTCATTAATTGACTTTGGCTTAGCTGTCGCAACAGCAGCCGCCGACGCAGCCTTCTTCTTAGGAACATTGATCTCTTGGCCAGCCTTCAGACCAGCCTCATCAACTTGCTCATTAGGATTAACTGCAATGATATTAGCAGTAGAAGTCTTATTCTTCTTAGCGATAGACGCCATCGTATCGCCAGGACGAACTCTGTACTTCCTTACATTCTTCCTGGAGAACTTACCAACGCCGCCACCCTTGAAGCCCAACACCAAACCACCAGCGGCAGCCTCTGCCGGCTTACGCTTCCCGCCTGCCGCCGCGTCCATCAGCCGACCCAGGCCCGCGACCGGAGGACCGTCCACACGCGGGCCCTGCCCGGCTGCGGATGCTCGGTTGGATGCGGACGTCGACCCGGAGCGGTTAGACGCCATCTTGTTTGCACGGATGATGTTGCTAGCGCCAATGCGCTGCACCAGCTCCGGAACCAGGACACCCTCACCCGGAGACAGCACGGCGGGGATGGTGTCTCGGCCAGGCGAGTGACCCTTGAGCACACCGCCGGGGGCGAAGTGCGCTACGTCCTTGTCATCGGGGAGTCCACCACCCGCGAACACACCGCCGCCAGCGGCCGGGACAGTCGCGCCGGTGACCACCACGTTAATGGTGTGGGTAGAACTGGTCGGCTGCTTCAGTTGCTCGATAACAGGAGTCGCATTGTCTACAACATTGATCGTGTGAGTAGACTCAGTGGGTTCTTTGATCTTCGTAATGATAGGTGTAGCATTATCAACAACATTAATGGTATGCGTAGAAGTAGTTGCAGTCTTAACTAGATCAAGAACACCAGCAGGAGCAATGACAGCAGTAATAGTATGAGTAGAAGTAGTAGCAAGCTTATTAGCAGTAATTGCAGCTAATGCATTATTTGTAACATTGATCGTGTGAGTAGAAGTAGATGGCGCTATTATAGTATTCTTAGCAGGAGTTACGTTATCTGTACCAACGGTAAAGTTAACCGGAGCATTAACAGCGGGTGGTGCTGCTGGAGCAGCGAGCGGTCCAGGGACAACCGGGATAACGATCGGAGCGCCAGTGTATGCGGGCGCCGGCATCGCGTCTGGCTTGGTTTCAACGGGGGTTGGCTTAGCCGGAGTTTCCGGTGTGGGAAGTGGATTAGGTGCAACGTTAGTCGGTGTTGGGGTGGCTGGAGTTTCAGGTGCGGGGAGTGGATTAGGCGCAACGTTAGTCGGTGTTGGGGTGGCTGGAGTTTCCGGTGTAGGAAGTGGATTAGGTGTGACGTTAGTCGGTGTCGGGGTGCCCGGAGTTTCCGGGGCGGGGAGTGGATTAGGCTTAACGTCGACCGGAACTTCAGTCTTAGTTGTCTTGTACTTATCAAGCAATCCCTGCAGTTGCTTGTCATCACCATCCAGCTGAATGGTTGTAGTCTTACCATCAGCACCAGTGATAACTGCCTGAATCTTACCGTCAACCAATTGAGTATTGGCATCGATTGCCATGTTGACAATCTTGCCATTACCTAGATCAACAGCAGCCTGAATCTTGCCATTAACAAGCTCAGGGTTTGCATCAATCTTAAGTTCAGCAGTCTTGCCGTTAGCCAACTGAATTGTTGCATTAATCTTACCGTCTGCACCAGCAGTGTTAGCGTCAAGCTTAACAATTGCCGCTTTACCAGTGATCAGCGACATCATGTTATTGAATGCCGCTAAAGCAGCCTTATCCTCAAGGTTAATAGTAACAGTGCCGTCAGGCATTGTTGTAACTTGAAGACCAATAGCTTGCAACTGAGAAATAACTGTCGGATCCGACAGCTTAATGTTAATTGACTTCTGAGTAGCAGGAACCTTACTAATTGCAGTTTGAACTGCCTGCAACTGTGGCAAGATAGTCGCAGCGTTAGTAACGAATGTAAGTGATGGGAGATCCTTAGGGATAAGTCCCATCTGCTTAATCAACTGATCAATAACCGGGCCAGGAACGCCAGCATCGGTCGCCATCTGACGGAACGCGTTAGCTGAATTCACCAACTCATTGTTAAACGCCATAGTCTGCTGGACAGCATCACCGCCAGCAGCCTTCATCTGACTCGACATAATGTCAGCTGCTTGCTTTGCTGCCTGACCCAACTGCGTCATATTCGCTAGCAACTGCTGGGTCGGCTGAGCACCAGCGGCAAGCCCCGTCAAAGCCAACTTGACACTGTCTAGCTTAGTCTTAAAGTCTAGCGCAGCCGCCGCAGCTAGCTTCTGTTGGTCAACAGCCTCCTTCAACTTGCCATTAGAGATACCAAGCTCGTTACCAAGATCGCCCGCATTCTTAGCAGACAGCAACAGACCATCAACAAGCATCTGCATGCCTGGTCGAGCTTCACCAAACTTATCCAACTCTAAACTAATTGCTGCTAATGCAGCTGGGTTGCCCTGCGCGGCAGCTGTCAGCTGTTCAAGTGTAATTCCAGCATTCTGAAGCTGGACTCCAGAGTCTTTCCAAGCATTATTGCTAGCAATAGTCGTCGAAATATTTGCATCAAGCGCTGCTTGAACCCGGGCAAGGGCATCAGCATTACCCAGCGAAGCTTGGGTGTAGTCAGCAGTACTAATACCCAAGTCTGAAACAGCCTGCAAATATGTCTTAGAGCCATCAGCAAGCATCTTCGTAGAAAGCTCATTGGCCTTCTGTGTAACCGTTTGCTGAGTAATAGCACCCGTAGCTTGATCTAGAGTCGTACGAAGATCCTCAACAGCCTGCTTGTGCTCTTCAGCCTTCTTCTTTGCGTCTTCCTGCGCGGCACCCAGAGCACCCAGCGCGACGACAGCGCCAGCGATGGCGATGCCCCACGGTCCTCCCAGCGCAGCCGTGATGCCGCCCAGGGCGCCCTTGATGCCCTGCCCGGCTCCGGCGATGACACCAGATACACCCTTGAATGAGTTAGCGCCGTCCGCTGCTGTCTTGAACGCAGCCTTCATCTGATCTAGAACAGGAACGTTCCCGCCCAGCGTTCGAACAGCATCCGAAACTTGCTTCATTGCCGTGCCGGCTGAACCGAAGGCACCGCCCAACCCGGAAAGGGTCGTCCCCAGGCCCTTAAATGCTGTGACTGCACCGCTCAGTGGTGCAGTCATGGTGGTAAACATACTACCAATAGGTGTAATTATAGAAGGAATCTTTGAGATTCCAGCTTGCAGTCCAGAAGAAATACTAGTGCCGAGAGTCTTAATAGTACTACCGACAGCACTAACCGCAGTTGAAACCTTAGAAGGAATAGTCGCCATAGCGGCGCCGACACTTGTAGCAGCGCTTTTAATCGTATTAGGCAAGTTAAGTATTTGCTTACCTAAAGCATCAACACCCTTGCCGGCAGTTTGACCTGCCTTAATAAACCCATCACCCAGCTTATCAATACCAGAACTTGCCTTACCTACACCACTAAGTATCTTGCCGCCGAGGCCATCAACGCTAGAGGCAGCCTTGCCTATACCACTAATAACCTTATCAGAAAAACTATCGAAACCAGATCCAGCCTTAGACAAACCTCCAGTAATGCCAGATCCAAGTTTATCAATACCCTTGAGAATGCCAGAACCAAGCTTGGAACCTACATTGTCAAAACCTTGTCCTAGTTTAGACGCAACATTGAGAGCCTTAGAGCTGAATGAATCAAACCCGGAACCGGCCTTCGATAGACCGCCGACCATCTTGTCCGCAAGACCATCAGCGAGCTTGCCAATACTCGACAAAGGTGCGGCAGCAAAGTTTGCAACAGCGGTGCCAGTCTTGGTGAGACCGGACTCAACCTTTGCACCCATCCTGTCAAAGGCAGCGGGGACAGCATCAAGCTTCGTAGTTGTGTTAGCAATAGACGTAACAAGCTTGCCGGCAAATCCATCCGCAGCCTGCTGTGCCGATGCAGTAGCTCTCTGACCAAATGCAGCAGCAGACGTAGTACCAGCAGCAAAATCTGTCTTGACCTTAGACAGTGTCTTAGATAAAGTCGATACAGACTTAGTAGCCTTGTCCGCATCCGATGCCTTAAAGAAACTAGAACCAGCGGCACCGACCTGGCGGGCCTTCTCTCCCACCGCCTGACCAGCACGACCCGTACCCGTCGCGGCGGGTGTCTTGGTCTGACCCGCCGCACCCTTGGCAACACCACCGAGCAGAGTCTTAGCACCCTTGCCGCCTGCACCCGTCGCCTGATTCAGCGCTCGACCAAGCTTGGTAATTCCGGTGATGGCACCGACTGCCTTGATGGCCTTCATGGCACCCGCGAACGCGAGCATCAGCGCGATGAACTCACCGACACCCGGGATGCTGACCAAGAACTCCAGAGCGGAAGCAAACGCACCTAGGACAGTCACGAACGCAGACAGGAAGCTGCCATCCCCGACGTTGATCAGCCGGGTCAAGATATCCAAGAACTGGCCCGCCATGGTGATGATCTGTGGGCCGACCGCCTTGGTGGCATCTGACAACGCCTTGGAGAATTTCTCTACAGCAGGGACTAACTTCGTCTCGATGGTCGTGAGCATATCGGTCAGCTGAGGAGATGCGCCAGCCTTAATGATAGCAAGTGAAAGCTTGCCAAAAAGCCTGAGAATAGCCTCAACATTAGGCTGTAGCTTGGCAAAGTAGTCAGCGAGAGCGTTCTTACCCTCAGTGGACTTCATCCACTCTTCTGTCTTCTCTGCTAATGCAGTGAACTTATCGAGAAGACTCTGACCCATAGGTGTAGCAGCACTGAATACCGAACCGAGAATTCCTCCTATGGCAGCAAGTGCATGTCCAAAGGTAGTGAGCGTAGCTTGAGTCTTGGTAAAGAACGCCTGCATCCGAGCAGCGCCGGCTTCACCAGACGTGATGCTGACCAAAAACTCAGAGAACCGAAGTCCAATATCAGCAAGCCACTGGGTAAACGGAGCAGCAGCCGTTGCTACGTTGACAAACGCAACACCAAGATTAATAAGAGCTTGACCAAATGTCGATACAAGCTTAGGTCCAGTATTAGTAAAGAGCGAAGTTAACTGTGGTCCTAGACCACTAATTGCTTTTGCAGCCTGTGTAGCAAGACCGCCTAACGCCGCACCGAACGCTGTCACAGCGGGGATGGCCACCGACTTGATCATCGGCGCAAGAATATTTACCGCTTGTGTTAACCCAGGGAACAACGCTCCCTGGGCAGCTGTCCGCAGCTGGGTAATTGCTGGCTTGAGTGCGATCAAAGATCGCATGAAGTTCTGGGCAGGAGCTGGCAGCTTTGCTATTTCCTTGTTGAAAGCTGCCATTTCCTTGGGGCCGCCGGTCATGGCTTTACCCAAGGAACTGAAAGCCTTGTCCATGCCCATGGTGGCGATCTTGACGGTGGCTAACGCACCACCCATGGACAGCAACGCGGTGGGGATAGCCCCCAGCACACCCACCAGCGGGCCCGCCGCCCCCACGATGCCCACCAGGCCGCCCGCAAGGGAGACCAGGCTGCCTACCACCAACGTGATAGCCGGAGCCAGCCCAGCAGGGATCAGCCCCATCAGGAGCGTCTTCAAGCCACGTCCAGCGGTCATCGCGCGGCCCGACCCGGACGAGAAGATGTTCAGCCCGGAGACGAAGCTGGAGAACGCGTTGCCGCCCCTGCCGGACTCAGCATTAGTGTCCGCAATCGACTGGCGCAGGTTGCGCATCGCGGCGGACGAACCATCCGCTTGCGGCTTGAGCTGTGCCAACGCACGCGCGAGAGCATCCTGTCCGGCGGCGGCCTCCTGAGCGGACTGACTCGACGATGCGATGGTTGTATTATGCTTGTCAATAGATGTGCGAGCCGACTCCACAGCGGGGGCCAGGCGCTGCATCGCGCGAGTGAGCGCGTCATGCTCGGCGACCTCAGACTTGGACGCCTTCGACGACTGCTCGATGGCCTTGGCTAGGTCACGCTTATCCTTGGACGCGGCACGAGCCGACGCGGACTCCTTGTCCAGCGCGGTCGAGTGTGAACGTGCCCCGGACGCGGCGGCCTTCTCCGCAGTCGCTGTCTTAGAAATGCTGTCGGAGAGTCTATTCAGGACCGTCGACTTACTCGACGCGGTCTTACGTTCATTGTCTAAAGCTTTAGCGTGATTCGCGGCGGCAGTAGTAGCCGCCTTCTCCGCCTTGACCAGGTTTGCCAGACTCTTAGAAGTCTGATCAACTTCAGCTCGAACCTTCTTGTGCGCTGTCGAAGATTGATTACCGTACTTATCCGCAGCAGTGCCGGCATCCTTTAATGCCTTGTTCAGGTTTGTCTGAGCAGCAGCCAAGTCTTTAGATGACTTGGCAGACGCAGCTTGGCTCTTTGATAACCTGTCAAAAGACTTATCGAGGTTCTCAGAATTCTTGTTGACCGCAGCAAGATCGGACTTAAGGCCCGCGATCTCTCGACGGGTACCTTTGATCGCCCGGTTGAGCGAGGCAAAATCGGCGACCGCTCTGAAAATAGCGGTTGAGCTAGCCACCGATATTCACCCCCATCTCCGCGCTACTTGGGTTGAGCGCCTCGGCGACCAAACAACATCGCTAACTTCTCAGCGGAGCCGGCTCGTGGCTCCGGAGCGGAACCTCCAGTAGTGAGAGATTTCTTATCCGACTTATCACCAAAGATAGAAATCTTCTGAACTGCATCATTCATGGCCTTCATAGCTTCAGTACTCTGAGCTGTCAAAGCCAAGAAAGTAGCGATAGTCTTAGTCTGCCATTCCACCGTTTCAAGATGTCGGACAATAGTGTAGGAACTACGTTCCTTAATTAACTCCACCATTTGTCGTATCCGACAAATAGGAATATCCAGAATTAATTCGTCTGACCATCCGTACTCGGAGGAGATGATGTCGAAGACTCTTGCGAAAGAACCGGCGATTGAATCGTCTGCACGGTGGATCCGGTCGGTGCGTTCGCCTTTTCCTCCAGATCCTTCAGCTGACCCGTCTTGGTCATCATCGAGATCGCCGTCCCTACTCGTTTTCCCAGGGCAGCCAGGTCGGACTTCTCCCTATCCACAACGGCCTCGATGATGGCGATGGCGTCCTCTGGCTCCGGATTGGCTAGCTCCTTGTCCAGAGCGTCATACGCCTGTTCCCGAGCAGCCTTCGTAGCCTTGTCCGAGCCAACAGGCATACCGCTGGGCTCGATCACCGAGCGCAGGAAATCGATAGCCTCGTTCTCCGCCTCCGGCAACGCGATGATGGCGATCGCCATCAACTGGATGCCCACCGCTTCCGACCGCTCTTCATCGTCGGCGGCCATGAAAGCTTCGCGGAGCATGGGCATGTACTGCGCACCGCCACGGGTGATGATGCGCAGCAGACGGAACAACTGACGAAGCTTCAACCGCTGGATGTCGACCTTCATACCCGACACCAAAGTGATGGAGGTCGGAACTGGGTCAAGACGGTCGATCTCAGATGTTGGAGAAGACATTAGCGCTCCTTGGCGTCCAGATATTTACAATGAATTGAGAAATCAGCCGACTACGATACTGGCCTGTTCAACAGCCGGCCGATAGCACGCGGGTCGAGGGTGTCACCGGTCTCATCCACGGATGAAATAACCGCACGACCAGAATAGTTCAGAACCAGACCGTCCTTGTACGTAGGACCATCGAACGAGATCGGCATGAACTGCACGCGGAACAGCACGATGTCCATCGTTCGAATGGCGCCCAGGGAGTCCTTCGAAGGCACCCGGATCAGCACCGGACGGGGCGGCTGGTTCAGCGACGGCTCCGTCCAGAGGTCCATCGTCCAGTTGTCGCCGGTGGAGGTGACCGGAGCACCGGTCAGCAGGCTGATGACGTTGAACGGCACGTACCCCGAAGAGATCGTGACCTCCGCGTAGTTGAACCAGAACCAGTTCGACAGCACGGCGTCATCACCGGTGTTGTCGTAAGAGTCCGAGTCCACCGATACCGAGCCTTCACGCACACCGTAGATGTCCGCTGCTTCTGCTCCAGATGAACCATCAAGAATTGCTGCATGCGAGACCGAGAAGGCCTCGAAGATCCCAGTACTTGGCATTTGTTTGCATCCCCTTCCGTATATCACGCACAGGTGGGGTTACTGGCATGCAGTGCTCGGAACGCCCTTCACGGAAGGTATTCGACCCGGCGCGCCTCAAAGACTGTGTGGAGATGCATCAAAGACACCGGCGACATTCAGCACACAGACCGCTGGGCAACAAGGCTCCTTCTAGAGTCAAAATATGGTTCTGCTCGCAGATAATATCTTGCAAGCCTAACTTGGAACAGATTTCTGCTCTATGAATAAAGAACCGTGAGTTGTATAGAGAGCGCTTTAAACGTCTACGGTTTCCTATATCAGCAGGAGATACAACTTCAAGATGATCTGTACTCACACATCTACGGATTTCACAGACACCTATTTTACGGTCAAGAATCTCTTCAGGTCCGAGTGGTCGTACTGAGTACTCAAAAATCCAAAGATGAGCTGCTACAGTCTTGTACTTTCCATCTACTTTAATAGAAAAACGGCCATATCCCTGACGGGTTATATGGCCGATCCAATACGAATGTCCATCTCTAACTTCAACTCTACGCATGAACTTATCTACTAAAGGCTCATTGCGTGGTCCATACACAACTAACCCTCACGGTCAACTACAATAGTCTCGATCAAATCGCCTACAATATTGAATCTGTGCAACACCAGCTGTACATCGCGGCCTTCAGTTTTAAATCGTCTCCTGCAATCTTGGCACGCGAGCTCAATTAAGTTGTCTGTAGTGACAGATGGCTGGATGCCAGCTAGGCGCAACTTGGCGAACAGCTTCCGGGGCCCGGTGGGGCAGCGCAGCTCGACCTCTTGAAGTGACTGCTCTTGAACCGGCACGCCTACGGCTTCGACGTCACTTCGAGATAGCAAATAGCTACCTGTAGAGAAACGAGCTACCACTTGCTCCTCCTCTGTCACGTAGGTGTTCCGTGTAGAGATCCTCGCTTCAGCAATGCGTCCACCGACAACGTCCCCATGTCGTCCTCTTGACGACGACACGCCCGCATCAACGCGGACACCTCCGCACCGCGCCCGCCAGCCAGGCTCTCCAGCCGAAGCTGCAGCCGCTCCAACACCCGATCCCACGACACCATGCCCGGCAGCGAGCGAGCGGCTACGCCGGCTCTACGCGCCGTCTCAGCGCGATTGGTGTACAGCTCCAGCATTGTCTCCGCGAGGTGGTCTTCCGATACCACCGCGCCGCGCGCACCGGAGGAGATCTCTTTCAGCTCGTACTTCAGCGGCCAGGAGAACTCCGGGCTCATCCACTGCGCATGTCCCCCGACGTTCGTAGCGGCCACCGCCCCGCCCGAGGTGGCGAACTCGATGGCCGGTCGGTTCTTGCCCTCTCCCCAGGACGGAGCGAGCAGCACATGGGAGCTGCGGTACAGCTGGTAGATCTTCTCGATCGGCCACACCTCGCCGAAGATGCGCAACCCGGGGCACCACTGCTCCATCGCTGGATGCAGTCCTGGATAGGTTGTCTTCAGAACAAGCTCAGCGTCCTGCAGCTCGCCCGCATCGCGGAGTGACTTGAATGCGTTGATGGCCGCGAACGGATTCTTCCGATGTGAGAGCGCGCCCACCATGACGAACCGGAACGGGGAGGCATTCCAGTCACGCTGCATCGGAGCCAGCGGGTCTACCCCGCCCTGCAAGATGTCTACGCGTTTGTGGTAAGGATCAAGTGCCTGTTTCGACACTTCGTCATACGCGAGTACCGCATCAAACCGCGACAGCGCCTTCTCCAGATGCTCTGTCACACGGAAAGAATGCTCGCAGTTCTTAGCATTGAGTGTGTCAACGTTGTCTAGAGAATCCCATTCCCACATCGACCAGGCCAGTGCCACCGTGGCCACCGAGTACAGCCCAGCGGACTCCGGAGAAGCCGCGAGTTCCTGCGGGCACCGATGCGAGATCAACAGATCCACGTGCTCCGGGATCTCTTTGGTCAGCAACGCCGCTACCAGCGGGGGGAGCGGTGGATGAACGCTGGATGGATGCAGGTACAGATCCACACCCCAGCGCGCCAAAGCTCGTGCCAACTCAACAATATCATTACCATAACCGGTTATTACATTCGCCGGCCCTGATAAGAGCACTTTCATTGTCATCCTATCGAAAGGCCATAGCGAGCAGAAAGATGAACTCCGCCCTCCCAGTCTCCAACTGGATAAATATCTGGCAAGGCTTGTAACTGAGAACCCCACACTCGCATGCCCGGGTCGGAAGACGTCGACCCCCAGATCTCTGAGAACGCATCTGTCCGATGCAGGACAGCCTGGAAGTACTCCCAGACGGCACGGGCTCGGGGCTCCGCATCCTTCTTGATTATCGTCTGACTAGAATTCCTAGTACAGTCAGCATAGATGTCGACATAGAGACGGGGAAATCTAGCGGTGTTGTGGGAATTAGGCCGAGTCCACGAACCCTCCTCCCGCAGCACCGCCGCTGCCGCACCTGAGCCTTCCACCACGGTCTGAAGCTCGCGCACAAACAACCACACCCCAGCAGGCGTGAACCCGACAGGCGAGCCCAACGCCGCCGCGATGCCGCTCACGGCGGAGAGTCTGCGGTGAGCGGCGGTCGCCAAATCTGTCGCCGCTAACAACTGTAGAAATGGACCGCTCATCGCATCCTCTGACAGGAATTTCTGGATTAACCCTTCACAGAAGCGAACATCGCTTCTTCAAACTGAGAATCCAACACCTCCATAGGTGCTAAGAAATCGTGGTCGCCACCACGTCGCTGCTCGTATCCGGCATATCCACTACCGTGGTGCACCGCGTCATACGTGACTTCGCCGTGCCACTCATCACCATGCACCGAAGACCTAGACGACCCGGAGGCTTTCAACCGTCCGGAGATCACGTGGGTGACCGCCTGGGTCTGGGCAAAGCCCTCCGCGAGCACGGCGTTCAACGCCTCGCGTACCAGCGGGTGCACCTGCTCGTGTCTGTTGAGCGTCAGCGTCCACTGATGATCATCCAACCAGATACGGAACATCACGACTCCCCAGCCGAGAGCGCACCCGAAGCAATGCTGGGCGCGACCTCTATGCATTGACCTTCAAGATGATGAAGATGACGCATGTTTTGCGCACGATCAGGGGCCGTCCGTACCTGCCAGGTGCCGATGATGGGCCCAGAGACGCACTCCAAGTGATCCCCCGGCTGCAGTCGCGTGCCGGGGGCAACCCAATAGACCGCGACCCGATCCGGAGCGCGGCCAGCTTGGATCGGCATGGGCATGTCTTTGCCAGGACGATAGAAGTTGACCTCGATGCGGCAGTTGAGCCGGGTCAGCCCCGCCACCTCTACCCAGGTCGACTCCAAGACGCCGTCCACCATCACCGCGCGTGGCCGCAGCACACGCACGAGACTCGGAAGTAGCCAGGTGGAAATCATTAGTCAGGCTGCTCGCTCACACCCAGGTAGCGCTTCGGGCCTTGCGTGAAGTGCTCGGTGTCCGCCGGCCCGATCAGGATGTAGTCTTGACCGATCTTGCGCACATCGCCGGAACGATCGAAGGCAGCAATCGAGGTGCTCGAAATGCTCTGGCTGGCATCGCTGGAATTCCACGCCAGCCGCTCCACGGCCAGGTCAAACCACGAGATCCCGGTGGGGATGCCCTGCAACACGCTGCCCTCAACGAGGGTGTACGTATACGAACCGATTGTCTCAGACTTGAATGGAGACGTTCGAAGATCCCGATAATTGTTACCCTCGAACAGCGCTTCCGCCATAGACAAAATGCCACGGACAGCGAGTCTGCCGTCTAAAGTATTGCGGTCAGGCAGGGTGGGAATCCGGGTTGCGATCTCAAACAAGTCACCAGCTTGAGCGAGAGCCTCCATGACATAGTTATTGTCATAGTGCTCGATGTCCTTACCAGTAAACTGACTTAGATCAACTTCTGTCAACCCGGAGTCCACCGCAGCCTCCCGACTACCTATTTTCTAACGAAGTGGATGTCAGCCTGGTAATAGTCGGGGCAGCACGGCCACGACTGCGCTCAGCGGCTGCAGCGGAGTCGTTGTCCCATTCCGATCCAGGCCACGGCCCGAGCCCGAACATGATCCGCTTGTAGCGTCGGAGCTGCTCCGACTCCGTGAGCAGCACCCAGGAGTTACCCTTGATATCCTTGGTGTCTTCCCAGGCGGGGTCACCTACGACGAACTCCAACTCCTGGCCGCGATACCACACCCGACCGTTGGCGGTGAAGCCGTCTTCACGGATGTGGATGAGCACGATCTGCCCATCTTTCAAATCCTGGGACACCGGGGCAGCAGCCCAGGTCGACGGATCCAACTGCTTGCCGGTCACCCGCGAGCGCGCCTCGGCCAGCTCCTGCTCCAGCCGACGCACCAGCTCGGTGTCAGCGGTTGTCACAGCTCTAGACGTAGGAGGTTCAGGAGCGCTAGGAGCGTTAGTAATCACGTTCTCGGGTGATGCGGGGGGAGCGGGCTTCGAAGCCGCCACAGGAGCGGCTGGGGGGCCATCCGGCACCGGCTCAGGGTCTGGCGGCACGATGTAATCCGCCAGATCATCGTCGGGCTCGGTGGACGCGATCACGTCCGGCGCATCCTCTGGAGTCACCTGCCCCTTGGCACGGGCAGTGGTGCCGCGCCCGGGTGGTGGTCCGAACTTTGGTTCGTTGGGCATTTATATGCTCCTGGTCGATGCTAGTAGTTGCCGACTGCGGTGTCGTCATGCGACACCGTCTGACCGATGTTGGGCACGGCCCACACACCCAGCGCGCCGGCCGCCGCGATCAGCATCTGGATCACTTCGACCGTCTGGATGCCGCCGGTGATGGCTGACGCCAGCACGGTCAAGATTGCCGCCAGAGCGGACAGCACCAGCTTGGTGACCGGGGCACCCGGGATGTTGGGGCCGTAGAACACGGCAGCCGCACCCACGCCGACGATCGCCACGTTGACCCACTCAATGGAGTCAACGATGTTGTCACCGGCCAGTGCCGCTACGACAGCAACAGCGATGGTGACCAACACCTGCATGAGGAGCTTGGCGTACTTCATGACTTGTCCTCCTTCGAGCACGGAGAATCCGAGCCTCATGGAGGACTTCGACCTAGTGATCCGCGAGTCGAAGTCTCGTCATAACGCTAAACTCCACCCCTGACCAGATGCACCACACACAAGATCAAGAGGACGGCGGCGGCGATCCAACAGATGATCGCCACAATCGAGCTGATCGGATATGGGAATAGTGGTGCGAGCAGGAAGGCGATCAGCAGACACACCACACCGCCGATGAGGCAACCAACCCAGTTCGTTCTCATGCATTAGTCTTCGGCTTTTCAGACAAAAGGACCGGACATGGTGTCCGGTCCTCTGTCATTCAGGAAGTTCCCCAGTTGACTTCCAATGTTCTAATTCTCTCTTCGTCCACCCCAGATACCAGTGTAATGGCTCACGGGAAAACTGAGATTGTCCACTCCACGCAAGGATTAAATTATGTACTTCTTCTAGATTGAGAATCCTACGAGGTTCTCCGCCTGCATGAAGATGAAACTCGTTCCAACGTGCCGCCGCTGCCTCTGGGTCTTCCGTACTCAACAAATGCAGTAGTTGTATGGCCGTCCGCAATGCGTGCAGCTATCACGGCCTAGCCACTTGAGAAACTTTCGCACTTCATCTCCCCTCAGCATCAGGGCTGAAGTTCTACCCCTTACACCACAGGAAACGTACGAACTTGTATAACAAATCAGCCTGGAGGACCCGGCGGACCAGCGGGGCCCCGGTTAGCGATCAACAGCAGGTGCACACAGTCGATCAACTGAACCGCGTCATCATCCAGCAGTACAGGAGATTCTTCGTCGTCATCGTCGTAGTAACCCAGTCGCCGCTCGGCCATCTCCCGGTGCAGGTCCCACAGCAGCCCGCAGACACTACACACCACGGACGCGACGGGGCACGGCTCGTCTTCTTCGATCACTGGTGTTACCTCAATGATTTCCGTGACAGTATCTACGGGGCCATCCGCATCGGGGACATATGACGGCGGATCTTCCGAGTCCGATCGCACACAGCCCAACCTTCGCACCCAGCCGCACGGCGAGAAACGCATGCATAGCTACTCGACACCTTCAGTGATCAAAACCTGCGCCACCGCTTGTAGCGCGGCTGACTGGCACCGAGCGAACACCTCATCGGAAAGAAACCGATTCCCCACGGCCAGCACCATCGCTCGGTCCCCCTCATTGTGGTGGTGCTCGGCCAGCGCCTTCTCCACGGTGCGCGCGACCGGCTCGGCCCAGCGTGGATGGGAGTCCAGGTCAGTGGCGTACAGCCGCGTGCTCTCCGGGCCGGTGTCCGGGTTGGACCAGCCCAACACGGCGGGGATCAGCGTCAAGATACTCACTGTTAACCATTTTCTGGATTGGTATGAATACTATTCACTTTGGAGAAATTAATGTTAACAAACTCTCCAGAAGGAATATCTGTCACTTCAAAGTAAGCGGAGAAGCTGTCTCCATCCAAGAATTCCTTGAATGCAATACTAACTAAGATAGCTGTATCGTCCTCAACAACTACCTTAAGCTCATACATGTCAAAACGAAATGCAACACGCTTCACTTAGAGAACCTCTCCAGATAGTCCACGAACAGCTGAGGGTCCCCCGCCAGCTCGATAGCGATCACCGCGCACAGACACGGCAGGCACAGCAGGGCTCGCTTCTGATCCGGGACCAGCGCGGACACCCTCCGGTCGCCTCGCTCGAAGTACTCCGGCTCTCCACAAGCCGCACAGACCCCGCCCTGCTTCTCGAACAGCTTGCGATAACGCTTGGTAGAGATCACCGGCTAAACCTCCTGGTTTAGCCTTCGCTCCGGTCACATCAAAGACACAGGAGACTTAGGCGACCCGACCACCACATAGACCCAACCACCAGCTATGTCGAACGGGTAGTGCTCGATCGTCCGGACCGTCGCCCGCTCCCCACCCGGGAGAACAATTAGCTCGCCCTCACGCGGCAAACAGTCCAAGAGCACGACCAGACTGGAATCTCGGTACTTCACCGCGTGCTCGCCCACAACGGAGAACTGAACCCTCATGACCCGGACAACCCTAACCAGAGAACGACGACAGCACCGAGAATCACCAAGAACCAGCCAATTCCGTTCATGACTCAGCCTCCCCACTTCGCGGGCAGAAACCCGCCTCGACCGACCCACTCGTTCAGCGCATCGGCATGCTCGGTGAGCACCCGACCAGCGTTGGCCAGCGCTTCCAGGGTGTCCGGGTTCGCCAACGAATCTCGACGAAGCTCGTCTATTTCTGCCAAGCTACGTTCGATCTGGAGCAACGCCTCATCCGGGTCCATACAGTCGTTCTACCCTCAGTAGCGGCTTGCCCCGCTGTCCAACTGCGCGGGACGCACCCCGCCGGCCGCGAGCCACTCGCTCAGGTCGCTGCCCAGCTCATAGACCCGCTGCCCAGCGAGGGCCACGGCGGCAATCGCCTCCGAGTTGGCCCACATGTTCGCGCGCAGCTCGTCCAGCTCCACTAACGCAGCCATCAACAAGCGGTACGTCTCTTCAGGATCCATGTGCCTGTCCTACCGTTGCTCTTCTTCATACGCGCGGGCTTCCGCTTCGTAGGCCGCCTCGACGGTTTCGGGCGTACAGCCCTGCTCACACGGCCACGGATCGGCCGGGACCACACCCGGGTAGGGGCTGAAATCATCGGTGTCTATCACATAGATGTGATGGCCGTGTGGGCACCAAACTCCGTAGATGAACGCCGGTACGCCCTTGATCAGCTCTTCCATGTCACGATTCATTCCCCGCGTTGGATAGCACAACAAGCCCCAACTCATGCGCCCGCGCCAAGATATACCAGTGAACAGTTGCACAGTGAAGACAGATGAACGGATATCTCGGAGTGGCAGTCAGCTGACGCAACCAACCTTTGTCTTCGACAAGGGGACGGAAGAGATGCTCACAATTCATCGTAAGTAATACTCCAAGATTTTCTTACTTGCCAAGTCTATACGCTGAGCAGCACACCGAAGCTCCGTGATTCGCTGGGCCACTGTGTAATGCCGAGACCCCTCAGCACGAGGGATGTCTTGCATGCTCTCTGTAATCTCATCAAAAGCACGATCAACGTCATAAATGAATCGTTGATACGCTTCTTCAAAAGTCGCCACAATCGAGTACTACCGCCAATGATAGAGCGCCAACCCGAGCAGCAACGCGACCATGAGGACGAACCAGAACTGCCCCGCGCTGGTGATGCACTGCCCCAACACCACACATGTCACGGACACGTTCTACCCGGATAGCTCAGCCCCGGACCGGGGTGGGACTCGAACCCACATCCTATGCCGCGCGGTCCGGGACCTAGGCGCGGTGGCTTGGCCTTCGCTTCTACGCCCTGGCCGGTCGGTGCACTACGACCAGCTGTGCCGGCAAGCTTACAGACAACCGCCCTCCGCTGGATCTATCAACGAAGGGCGGCGTAGCGCAAGATGAAACGGTATTCGGCACAGCTTGTAATGTCTAAATACTACCCGCTCAGTACTCAAACGTGTCCGGGGAGAAGCGCTGCGGGGGAGCATCTTCCACCTTCAGCTCGGGATCCACAAACTCCCGGACCCGCGCCCGGCGATTCCGGCACCGCTCGGCGGTGTGCTCGTCGGGTGGATAGCAGCCGAACGAACACGGTCGCATCTCCAACGGCAACCCAGAGATGCCCTCGGTGCGCAGCTTCGCCCCGCAGTTCTCGCACTTGTCATCTTCATCCCGACACCCGGTGCAGAGCCTCCAGCGCGACGGAGACTTCTCCGCTTCACGGACTGCTCTGTCATAAGAAAACTCTGGATGACCGGGGTTGTAGAACATATCAAAATCGGTAGTAGGCATATACGGTTCTACCCTTTGTCGGGCTCGAATGCCGCGTCGATTGCGTCGTAGAGCTTGCGCTTCAACTCCCAACGCAGCTGATCCCGGGCCACCGCATCGGTGTAGTCGGCCACCCTCGGGGTCACCGAGACCACCCCGGACACCATGCGCAGCGCGGTCGTGATGGCGTCGATGTCATCGATACGGCGGTCCTTGTCCAGGACAACCAGGAAAGAGTTCACACGTTCAGTCATAGCCGTGTCCTACCGTCACGGCGGGGGCGACCAAACCGATTCTCGAAGTCCTGGACCATGTCCTCCACGACCATGCGCTGCTCAGGTGTGATGTGAGTGAGAACCACACCCTCACGGTGATACACGGCGTGCGCAGCCTTCCGCTCGGACAGACCCCACGACTCACAATGATTGAAGTTAAACGTCAGCGTGATCTCGCCGCGCGCTTCAGCCTGCTCCTTGGTGTCCCAGGTGAAGGTTCCGTGCGATGTAACTAAGCTAGGCATGTCACCCTCCGTCGCGTGGCATCAGCACGCCATCCAGCCGGGTCGCCCAATCCAGCTCCACCGGCACATCGGTAGGCATATGAAACTGGATATACTGATCGAAGTCACCGGAATCCTGCCACACCTGCACACCATCGTGCAGCACGGCGCAGCCATCGGTCTCATCGTCCCAGGTCACAAAGGTAATCTTCATGCCCGTGTCCTATGCGATCGGAAAATCCTGCGCCCACCTGAACCAAGACCTGGCCACTCCTGCGCAGCCTTAGCTGCTTTACGGTGCGGCGTGTTACGTACAGAGTCCGGAGCCAACCAAAAACAGGCGCCGCCATATTTCCGTATATCACATTTAATATGAAGACTGCGACCAGTGAGTGCCCAGTACAAGGCACGCTCAAAGGTCGAAAAAGCTAGCCCTATTTCAGTATCTGAATGATAAACTAACCAAGGACGATCGTCAGCCGCAGGAGTATCAAAGCCAGGATCGCCATGACGAATCTTCCGTATGATGCATCTCATGTCATTGTCCTACCCAAACAGCTTCTTGAACAGCACCTCGGTGTGGTTCTTCGCCGCTGCCAGCGTCTCCCGGCGGGCCTGGGCGCCACCACCCCATCCATCGGTGACCACCGCCAGGAACGGGTACGGACCACCATCAGGATCCTGGCGCACCGACAAGGTGGCCGGGAACATTCCACCGTGGTCACGCTCCTCTGACCACACCGGCTCGATGCGCCGTAGATTCTCGTTGTTCATGTCAATGTCCTACCGTTGATACCCAGCCCAGTCACGAACCTGGTCCGGATCGAGCGCCATCAGCAGAGAAAGCTCTTCCGGCTCTGCAGAGATGAAGTCCAACGCGCACGCCTGGCACAGCTTCGTTGCGTAAGCCCTGCTCAGAAAATCAGCGGGCCGTCCACACTCAAAACACTCACCGTGATGGTACGAACCTATTTTCTCCGCAGAGTTAGGCACAGATCGAAACATTGCATAGAGAATATTGTTTCGGATGACAACGTTAAACGCGCCAAGCGGAGCCCAACGGCCCCGGGCTTCCCAGATCTCCCGGGCGGTCTCCAGCACCTCACGCGCGGGGATGTGCGGGAATTCCGGGTACGGAGGTGGGTCATCGTTGAGCTGTGCCCACACATTGGGCTTCTTACGAAGCTGGTCAGCAAGATGATTACGCATGTTCCGATCCTACCCGGGGCCGTAGAGACCATCACGGAAGTCGAGGTGCCGCTCCTTCCACGCCTTCTTCAGCAGCTCCCAGGACACCGCCGAACGATCCCGGAACGGCGCCGACTCCCACGCCTCCATGATCTCTGGATAGAGCCGGTGATATTCCGTCCAGTCTTCACACTGCGCGGCCCGATCAGCCTGATCGTTGAGGTCCGACCACTCCTGCAACCCAGGCGGAACTACATATCCCATAAGGACGTACTACCGCCTCACGCGGCTCGTTCGTCTCTACGCTCACGCACGTCTCCTACCCGGGAGACCGCCTGCCAGACGTTCGAGCGGTCCCGGAAGATGATGAAATCCCCCAGCTGCAGGCAGCGATCGGTCACCCGCTCCGCGTCGGCGGGAACCAGCTGCCACCAGTCTCGGCCAGCCTTGTTGAATACGCGCACGTAGTAAGCGGCGCGATGGATGTCTGCCATGTTAAGGTTCTACCCCTACGTCAGTCTCTGGCTTGTGCGTCTCACACACCACCAGCGGACACCCTGAAGAAAACCAATGCTTCCCCTCAGGATGTCCATGGTAAGAAACGCAATGTGCAGTATGGCCATCAAATGGAACAGCATAACAACGTGGACCAGGTTTATTCTGTGCATAGAACTCAGACTGCCAAACTGCAACTCTCTCTCTAGCTGCTATCATCTTCGGGCAACCATAACGATGCTTAAATCTTATAGCGTTGCCACAGCAATCAAATTTTGGCTCAGAATAGGCAACAACATCACGTGCTGGCAAAATGAGTTCTTCTTTATCAGAAATTAGAAAAAGAAGAGAAACCAATTCGCCATCGTAATCTGAACCAATACTAGTTACTTCACAAGTTCTACTACTAGTATTACCCTGAGCACGATCAACCCAACTAAGCGGGACAACAACCCGATCACCGACACGAAGCTGCCCGGGTCCGGGCCAAGTATAAGCATACCTACCTACACAAACAATTTGATGTCCTTTATCAGTAACTAAACGGAACTTAGGGTTCTTCTGCTGCAAAGCGGCTTCAAGAGCAGCCACGCGAGCTTCAAGGTCTGAAACATTCATGTCATGTCATACCCTACGAGCTTCGCGCTTGCAGTCCTTGCACGCCGTCTGGTAGCCGGACGCCACAGTCTTGTCGGTGTAGTACTCGGACACCGGCTTGTTTTCCTCACAGGTCAGGCACACCCGATGCCCGTCCACCACCGGGTGGATGTGGTCCTTAGGTACGCGAGGCACGTAGTCCGGACCACGCTGCTTGGCCCGAATCGCAGCAACCTTGTCACGTTCCCTCTGCTGAGCGCACGGAACACACCATCCAGTCCGACGCCGCTTCTCACCCTTGCCAGACCTGTGTGCTTCCGCCATGGGAAGCACTTCACGGCAGATCGTGCAGGTGAACTCCGGGTCATCGTCAGTGAGCCCGCGATTGGGCTGCGCAGCAGTGGGAGATGAAAACGCTCCGGGACGCGAGACGCCAGGGAGCCCGGAGCCAACACGGCGGACGATCTCTTCCTGCTCGGGCCACACGAACGTGGTCTCCAGGTACTCCCGGAAGGGCTCCACGGATCCGACACGCTCGATGACACCTATAGCGTGGTTACAGAGACCACAGAGGAGACGACGAATACAACCTGTCTTGCCACACGAGCGTGGGCCGGGGCAACACGCGTGGTTGTGGTCAACTGACAAGGCAGCGACCTTGTCACCGAACTTCACGGTAGTCTCAGGCTGCTTGCAAATAGCGCAGACGCCGCCTTGTTCCTCAAGAACAGATTGATACTGCTTGTATGTGATATTGAATTTATGCTTAAGAAATCGGTCAAGCTTAATTTCAATAGGCAAAGCCTGATGACGAGCTGACTCACGATCGTTAAAACACTTCTTGCATGCAGAGTGATAACCACTCTTACGGCCAGTGTTCTTGTAAAACTCTTCTACTGGCTTGACCTCAAGGCAAACGTTGCACTCAAGCTTGCCGTCCACAACCTGGACGACAGAACGAACAGAACGTACTAGTTCCACTGAACTCTCCTCAGACACGAAACCGGGGTAGCACCCCTTGACTGCAGAGGTACTACCCCGGAATGCGCCAGAAGAGTTTCTGGCTAGGTACCTACGGACTAGGTCACGTCACTGATCACAAATTGTTCCGGTCGGTACACTACCGGAAGGAACGATTGCTCCAAGAGGTACTGCCGAGACGAGGGGTCTTTTTCTTTCCAAGTCTTCGCAAATCTCCCTGTGAAATCAGTAGGAGCTTCGTCGTCAGCGGACGGGCCGAGCATGAACTCCATCGGCCGGTTGTCCGACAGGTTGGCAAAGATGATCTTGCCATCCGCCAAGAACAGCGTCTCGTTGCCGCCCGCGTCCTCGTAGACGGACTCCGTGGAGGTCCAGTTCAGACCCATGAAGCCCGGCATGGTGCCCGAGGAGTAGTACTCGTCACGCATGCGGTCCGACATCAGGCCAGCGGCGTTACCGTCGCGGGCGAAGGCGTCGAAGACCAACGAGAGGGTCTTCTCCGTGCAGAACGCCTCCTTGGTGGGCACCTGTCCGTCGCGGGCGATCAGGCGCTTCCACGTCCGGATGTCGGCCACGATCTGGGAGGCCGAAGCCGATGCCCACGGCACGGCGGCCGTTGGCTTGTGGCTGGACGAGAACTTGTAGTCGATCGACGCCTGGACGTCGTCGTAGTCGAACACGAGCGAGCCCTGCATGGCCTGCCACGCGCAGAACTCCATGAAGTTGTCGAACCGGATGTTGAGGTCATTGACCTCCCGGAGTACGGCGGCCTCGGCGTTGCGCGCGGCGAGCTGACCCGGGGTACGCAGCCAGTGGATCGTGGTCGGCTCGAATACCTTCTTCTCCCGAAGGTAGACGAACGCGGCACTTTCCTGGCTCCGACCGAGCCGGGGCACGATGTGCGCCTCGGAGTTCGGCACGTTCGGCTTGGCGACCGCTCGTGATCCCTTGATCACGTCCCACTTCGCCACCGGGTATGGCCATGGCTGGGTGGAAAGCCGGTTCTTGAGGATGAGATTCTCAGGAGCCTTGAGCTTCTCCACGACCCCCATAAGGACCGTTGGCTCCAACAGACTGATGTCCGGCACTCTGTCACCTTTCCCGCTGACGCAGTCACCGGATACCAGGACTGCTTATCCCAAATCTTTTGTCAGCGGGTCCGTCCCATATGCCGAATTGGGACGGACCCCGGCCTGCGCCACACTTACGTGTCAACCGGCTGGCCTGAGTATTAAGTTGTATGACTACTAGAACGTGAAGGTATCGAAGCTGTCGTCCACCCGTGCGTTGAGATCCGCGATGGCGGCGGAGTCCGCACCCACGATGAGCTGATTCTTCAGGATGCCGGAGATCACGATGTTGCCCTGGAACTCCGGGCCAGCCGCGTCGGCTCCGGTGTCCACGCCACGGCGCAGCACGCCACGGGCCACACCAGCGCCATCGGAGCCACCGTTGTCGTAGGCGACCCACTTCTTGGTGGTCGACAGCTGAGCGAGCACGGTGCCCAGCTTGAGGATGCCCTGACCCGCCTTGAGCGTGACGCCCTTCTGGGTAAACCGGGCAGTGCTGTAGAGCAACTCCGGGTCATCAAGGACGTTGCCCTTGTAGAACCCGGGAGACGGGATCAGATTGCCAACGTACTCATTAGCCATGACCTATAAGCTCCTTGAGAAATAGTCGCTGCCGCGATCTGTAGTGGACTACTTGACGTACTGCGCGGCAGGACCATCGGTGCCGAGCAGGCGAGCAAGCTCCGCCTCGACATCCGTCTCCTGCTTTTGCTGCTGCTCGGCGGTGGGGGCGGTGCCCTTCTCCACGGAGAGCTTCACGACCGGCTCATCGGGGATGAGCGCGTCGAACGCCTCCCGGTTGGACAGCGCCAGCCCGAGGTAGACGTCCTTCTTGGCCGGGACGATGTAGCCGGTCTGGATCAGACCGTCCACCTCGGTCTCGATGTTGCGCTTCTCCAGCGCGGCGATCCGCTCGATAGCCTGCTCGCCGGCGTTGGTCAGGCGAACATTCTGCTGAGCCAGCTCACCCACCGCAGCCACGATGGTGTCGGTGTCTACCGAACCATCGGAGTTGGTCAGCTTGGTCTCGGCCTCGGTACCGACCAGCGCGGCCCGAACCTTCTCGGCCAGCTCGTCGACATCGGGCTTGGCGGCCAGCTCGTCCTGCGCAGCAGTGAGCTTGGCTTCCGTGTCGGTGACCGAAGTCTGGGCCGTCGACAGCTGCTCCTGTAGAACAGCGACGTCGATCTTGTGATCGGCCTTCAATTCGGCCAGAATCTCTTCTAGCGTGCGGGGCACCGCAGCCTCCTCCTGATCGCTTGCTGCGCTCAACTGCAGGAGCGCGGGCTCCTCTGTGTATTCGGCCGACGCTGCCACGATCTCCTCATAGGGATCGAGGCCAGTCACATATGGACGATTCGTGACCGCAACGTGCAAAAGCGTCGGTCCTGACTTTTTGCCAGTCTTTGTATTCGTATAGTTCAAATGCATAAAAGCGGAAGCACCAAGATAGGTCTTACCGAACTTGTCCGCATCCTGGCGAGCATCAACCTGGGCGTAGATCTTGCCTGCCTTGTCGTCCACCCGGAGGCCGAGCACCTCGCCGAGGTTGGCGGCGGGGCTCTCTACGTGGTCATTCTGGTCATTAGCCAACGGGACCTGAACGATGTCACAGACGCTGGCGTCGAAGTTCGCCTTGAGAACCTTAGCGAACTCGCTATCAATCTTGATCTTCGTTCCCGTTACCGGGTGAAGCAATTCTCCATACGAAAGGATGTGCTTCTCAAAGATGCGTCCCTGCTTGGTGCGAGCGAGCTGAACCTCGCCCTCCAGCTCCGTCCAGTCCGCAGACGGACTCGGCGCGATAACCGTGCTCAGCAACTCGCCCATGCACCGGGTATTCGGCCAGAGAGTGTCTGATCAATGCACAAAAGAGCCGCCCCCACCACATGAGTGAGGACGGCTTTGGTGTCAGACTACGATTGCTCTCGGTTCGACACGGCTTCCATGGCCACCGCGCGGGCGAGCACGTGTCGGGGCTCTTCCCCATCTCGACGGTCGATCGCCTGCCAGGCCGCCACGGTGGGTGTCTTGCTCGCCAGGTGCTGGCACCACTCATCCCACGTCGGTGCGGGGCCGCGTGCATCCATGATGGACTGAGCGATTGTCTTGGATTCAGGTGAGGTGGTGCGCAGATATGCACTGCGGTCCGGGGAGAGCCAGACGCCCTGCACCTGAAGGGTGTCCGGATCGATGTGCACCAGCGCTAGAACCACTAGACGCCCCCATCGTCAACAACGGAAGCGTCGGCCAGCTGCATTAGATAATCCCGCTGAGAGTCCCGCAGCGGCGCCATCAACGCCACCTGCTCAGGAGTCAACCAGGACGACAACTCGTATGGCCCATCTACTGTGTCAATCTTGCAAGCATAGTGGCCGTCTCGATCAATCTCAGTCCACGAAGTGGGGCGGAGCTGCACGTCCCGGCCATCGTTGACGCCCAGACTCACCAGGTGCGGCCAGCCGTCTTCCATCGACATCACCACCAGAACCGGCGCGGACGACTGTCCCTCCGCCGCCAACGTCCCATCCGCGAGCAACGGAGCGACCTGCACGCCTTCCGGGAAATGCTCGTCTAACAACTGCTGCCATTCAACAGCAGTGGTAGGTAATGTCACAGTTCATCCTCTGGATTCCAAGTCAATTGGTGTTCCTTAATCTTATGCAAAGCCGAAGCTCTATTAGCAGGCAATACTAGCCTATCTTCAATCGGAAGTCCACGGATCTCCGTTACACCATGGCTGTGAAGATAAGCGATAGCTTCTTGTCTATCGGCTTGGTTAGCAAACGTAATCATTTCGATGTCATCAAGCAACGACACAGTGTTCTTAATCAATGTCTCGTTAGAACTGCCAGTGTGTGATAACTGCTTCTTCATGTTGAAGTGAGCCGAAGACTTCTTATTGTCAATCTCTCCGAAATTGTCTCCACCATAACTATAATTAGAAGTACGCGCCAACACCTCGGTAGACAACAAGATCTGTGCGTGTGGAGACACCCCGTTGAGCCGGGTGAACACGAAGTTCGAACTACCGTGGGACTGATCCGCTTCCGAGGACGCGCCGCCGATGAACCGGCCGAGCAGCTGCATCCGGTTCTCCGTCGAGAGCAGCCCGCCTGCCTTGACCAGCAACGGCGCGATCGACGGATTACTCAGCGAGTGTGTCGGCATAGATTGCTGGCGCAGCCAGTCATCATCGATGTCGAAGCGCCGCCAATACGGCTGGCCACCGAACAGCTGCGGGGCCGCCGGGTTCACTCGACCAAAGCGAGGCATGTAACGCTGCTCATGCAAGAACGTATTGAACTTAGTCTTGTCCAAACGAGACCAGGCTTCGTGCCACTTCGCCAACTCCTCTTGAGCTGACATCGCGGGAGTTCCCGCTGCGCCACCCGGGATTTCCTCGGCGACGAACTTGTCGATCTCACCGTAGATGCCCTGCTTGCCATCCGAGCGCTGACCCATCGAGCCATACAGCGAGCGCCAATACTGCAACTGTAGATCGTCTTTGGTGGCATCTTGGAGATCTAAATTCATGCCGGCCAGCGCGGCGCGGGCTTCGTTCGCGGCGGTAGGAGTGCCGTCGTAATCCCGAACCTTGATGCTCAACTGACCATGCTGAGCCTTAGCCACATTACTATGTGGATGCCAAGACTTGTAATTAATTACTGTTCCATCAGGAAGGGTAATCTCATACGCAGTACCAGTTTGACCTTGAGAACCAGTCTTACCATTCAAAGTCAACTTGCCATCAGGGCCGATATCAGAATTCTCCAAAACAGGCTTCTTCTTAACAACCTTGATAGGCTTGTTCTTATTCAGATCAATCGGATTATCAAGAACCTTCGCAGGTGGAACAGTCGGCTTGTACTCTGAAAAGTCTCCCATCTTAGACTGGCCATTAGTCGCTTTGAGATCATCAACTTTCTTCATCTGGCTCTCATAGAAATCAAGAGCATTAGCATACTCTAGCTGAGCTTCTGGCCAATCCTTGAAGGCATCAGGAACCTTGCCTCCATTCAAATCATTCTGCTTCTTCTCAAGTTTAAACTTTAAATCTTCAAATTTCTCCATATGCATAGTGTTGTAATTTTTATCCCCCATCTTGTTATGATGGGAAACAGTCTTACCGGCCAGTAAGATCGCAGAAGGGAAAACCGTCAACCCGGCATCGGTGAGAAACTTCTGCTCCGGGGAAGCCGTCGAGGTATCGAACGTAGCGCCGGAAAGATCATTACTGACGTGGGCCTCCAACCAGGCCCGGAAGTTTCCGTCCGCCTGCTGCAGCAGCTGCCCGGAGATATGAAGCTCCTTGCCGGAGCCATCCTTCTTACCGATGACCTGGGAGAGCAGGTGCCCATCCTCCAGCACCGCGCCGGCAAAGAACGTGGCCGCGCCGTGGTTGCCCATCTCCTCGGCGTGATCCAGGTACTCAGAGGTGAATCCGCTGTGCACCCACTTGGACATGTTGGAGCCGGGGGCTGGCTTCTCTCGGCCCAGCTTGGAGTAGATGTCATCCCAGAATTTCTGGAACTCACCCTCCAGGCCGTTCTTGCGGGCCAGCGCCTGCTTGATCAGGTCATCCTTGTTCTTGGCCGATGTCATGCCAAAGTTGGTGCGGTTTTTCAGGCCGACATCCATGGCGTCCGACCAGGACTTATCCGGAACAGCAGCCGTCTTGCGAGCCTGGTTCATCGACGCTCGGTACAACTCATCGACGCTGGCGTCGGGCAGCTTCTTCGCCAGGACCGCGTCGTAAACCTTCTGGTAGTAGGGCTGCTCCCAGTTCGACAGCTGACCTTGCTTCAGAGTCACCGCGCCGGGCTGTCCGAACCGCACGAACGCACGCGCGATGTCAATCGGAATGACGTGCTTACCATCTGGCGAGAGCAGGAAGTTGTCATCGTGCGCATCATCATTCGATGTCACGTAGTCCTGCACGTGTGCCTGCATGAGGTTTTTCAGTGCGGACACCGGCAGAGACGTGGGCGAGACACCCTTCAACGTCGACTGGCTCGGGACCTTGGCCTGGAACTGACCGAACTGCCCCTCGAACTTGCCCAGCTGCGAGGTCGCCACCTGGATGCCAGCCAGCTGCGCGAGCTGGTGCGCGGCGTGCTCGATCTCCGCCCGGAACGGCTCGGGGGCGACCTTGAACAGGAACGGGTTACCATTCTCGTCTGAGACGTGGTAAATAGTTGAGTGGCCAGCAAGAGGAGGCTGCTTAGCGTCCTTGGTGAAAGTCTTGTTAGCACCTTCAGAGAGAACGCTATACATCAACTCCTTGGTTGAATTTTCATCCCAGTGGCTAGAAGACTTGATGGAAGTCAGCAAGTCCCCAAGCTGCTTCTTAGCCACCGCTGGCTCTTTGAATGTGTTGTCATTAGAAGTAGCGGCGGACACCGCATGTAGAGAAATCAACTCTTGCTTAGTCTGCAAAGATTGCTTTTTCAGGAAGCTAGCAACCTTCGGAGTACCCATCTTGTCCAAATATGTATTGGCTTGAGAGTCATCCAGATTGACAGCCGCTTTCTTAGAAAGATCAATCGACGGGAAATCATGTGGCAACGGCACGACCTGACCAGGACCGTACGTCGGAACAGGAGCTGTCAAAGGCTTTGAAATCACACTTCCATTTTTAATATTCTTCTGGCCGAGCAAAGAGATAGAATTTGTATTATATTGATCGCCATTCTTATGGTACTTAGCCCACAACAACTTATGATGACTAGTTAAACCAGTGGGGTTCTGCATGTTAGCGTGATACAAATACGCATTAACAGTATCTTCGTCCCAACCGGTGTACTGGGACACACCACCCTCGGGCCACGAACCAGGCGGCTCTTTACCTGCGGGAAGCTCACCCGGAATGGCCGGAGCTACGGTCTTCTTGGTGAACCCGTTCTTGTTGTCTGGATGCAGTGGCGAGCCGGGGTGTCCCATCTTCCCCTTGTGACTCTTAACATTGGACGCCTCGATCTCGTACGCCTTGTCCCACTCACCTTTAGTCCAATGATCCAACCAAGCAACAACATTGGCTTTGGACTGAGTAGACATGTGCAAGCCAACGGCATGTGGATTAGGCGCCTTCTCAGCAAGCTGACCTATCTTGTACAATAAGGTAGGCTTATCAAAACTAGCAAAATTAGTATTGCCAGGAACACTGACATTAGGGATGTCAACAGTATTGCTAGACAAGTTCGGAGTAGAAGGCTCTGGATCCTGGGGCAACGGGATCGGCTCCGAAACCGGCAGGCCGTCGAACGCACTGTCGAACTGCTTAACAATGCTTGCTGGTGAGAAATCCTTTAGTAGCTTTCCATCGCCACTTATCGACTGCATATGTCCATCAGGCGTGAACTTGTAATGCTGAACAGCAGGCGGACTAAAATACCCATTCTTACCAGCTATGTATATATTCTGATTAAACTTTATAGCCTTCTGAAAACCCTTAGAAAGCGGAGTAGTATTAATGTCCCAAGTATCCTGATATCCAGCTTTCTTAGCCTTGACGACTAAATCATCCAACTTCTGCTGATCAGGATCCGGAACATTCACGTCCGGCGCCTTCACCTCTGGCTTGTCAGCAGCGTATTCCACGGTGTGTGGCTTGAACCCGGCTGAGCCGCCCACCAGATAGGCCGCGAGCGCTTCCGACGACATCGAGTCGGGTCCATCCGGACCCACATGCACAGTGGATCCATCCCCCAGGGAGTACTCACCGATCAGATGCCCGTGTGAATCTTTGTTGGCACCCTTCATCCAGGAAGGGAGATCTACCTTCTCGGAAGTCGGAGACTTCCCCATCGACTGGACATGTGGCTTAGCCACATTCACATGGGTCAGCGAGTCACCGAACTCAGCGTCCTGCACCAACACCGAACCATCCGGGAACACCGTGACACCGCCAGATTCATCTGGATAGTGTCCGACCTCTACACCATTAACATGAGGCTTACCGTTATCCTCAGATGAATCTGAAATCTTATTCCAGTTACCACTATCAATAGCTTGCTTTATAACATCAGCAGTAAGATTGGTCTTCTCTTTAGAATGGTGATTTGTCATATAACCAGTGCCGTCTGGATTGACGGTCAGCGACGAGACGGGAGCACCGGGAGATGTGTACACACCCGGACCAGGCTGATCTGGATCTGCATGCTTCGCGGTATCCGCCTCGATGCCCTTCTCAGGCTTGGCATCTTCAGGCGCGAAGTGGTCACCAATCTTCGAGATGATTTCCTGCTCAGATAGCGGACCGAAAGAATTGCCTTGATGCTTCGTAACACTGCCGTCTGGATGAATGTCATAATCTATATCAGCGGCGTTATCCGCATCATCAGAGAAACTAACACCGTGCTCGCTCTTCAATGCACTCTGGAAAGACGCGGCGAAGCCTTCTGTCTTCTTCAGGGTTGGAGCGGCCTTGGCGGCTTCGATGATTCCGGCGAGCTTCTTGGAAGACGTTCCCGAGACTTCCGTGATCGCCGGCTTGGCGCTCGAAGCCTCGGGCACAGCTGGCTCGGCATGAGCCGAATCCATCTCATCGGCCTTAGCCTGAAGTATGGTCGCAACAGCATCCTTAAGCTTGCCGTAGTGAACTTTTCCGTTGCCTCCCTTGTACGGAGCAGACAACGGATCGCTTTCGATATACGCCTTGATATCCACCTTGGACAACGGTGAATTGATGTCCTTCAACGGACCCTTCACGCCGGTCGACGGAGAGTTCTTCACCGCGTTGGCCGCGTCGATCAGATCTTGCTTAGTAACCTTCTGCCCACCGATGACCAGGTGACCCGGAGCGGCCGGAGCCTTGGGTGGGTTCTCCTTCTGGAACGTGATGTCATCGATCTTCTTCTGCACCGCATCGGACAGCGCGGCCTTCATGCCCTGCGGGTCATCCGGAGCGGGAATGCCCAGCGCCTTGAGCATGGTTCCCGGGCCAGCCTTGGAGAACTCGTTGCCCTTGACCTGAACGGTGTGGCCCTCAGACTGCGCGCTCTCCGCGTCGACCAGGTTCTTGTACTGCTTGAGCTGATTCAGCGTGCCTGCCGGAACGCCTGGGAGATTCACCTGTGGGGAGGTGTCCTCCACCTTCGGGGCGGGGCCCGCCGAGGTGATCGGGGAAGGCTCTGGGCTATCTAAATGCTTGTTCAGTTCCTTATGGATATTGGCGTTCTTCTCGTGCGCTGGTGCGGGAGAGCCGAACTTATCCCCGGTCATGAAGTCCCAAGACAAGCCCAGGGCCAGCGGGTTGTGTGACATCTCCTTGAGCTTCTGCTTCCAACTGGAATCAGTGCTCATGTCAATGCCATCAAAGAACTTCTGCATCTCCAGGATCTGCGCCTGGGTCGCGTTCACACCCCACACATTCTTGGTGGGCTCCGGGGTGGGGATAGACGGCAGCGGCGTCGCGGGATGCGAAGTCTGGTGCTTGTCCAACGCATCCTGCAGCAACGCAATGACAGCTGGCTTCAACTTGCCGTAGTGAACTACTCCGGTGCCGCCCTTAAATGCATCGGTGACGCTAGAGCTATTGGCCAAACCTTGCAGGTCCGCCTTGGCTAACGGGGAGCCGGCCGCCTTGAGCGGCTTCTTCACCCCGGTCTCGTTCTTAGGTGAGGCGTTCAGCGCATCCAACGCGGACGAGATCGCCGCAGGCGGATACGGAACGCCGTCCACACTGATGAACCCGGGGCCGTTGTTCTTGTGGCTATGGCCGTTGGCCTCCGGATCAACGGCATGCAGAGCACTGTGGATCGCTTCATGATCGGCGTGGCCCAGCGAGCCCTGGTGGTCCTTGAGACCGTGATTCTCCTCCAGGTGGGCAACGGCGGGCGCCTCCGACTTAGGCGTGGATCCGGTGGACGCGAGCGCGTCCTTCAGCACGTGGATCAGCGCTGGCTTTGTCTTGTTATTGTAGTACGCCTTGAACGGCGCGGCGACCGCGTGGAAATTGCCGGCCGCGAGCGGAGAACCGACCTTCTTCAGGTCTCCCGCCACGTTGCCAGACGGGTTGTCCTCCAGCGCGTGGATCGCGTTCTGCAGCTGGCCCGAGGTCATCTCGAAGCCGCCGACCAGCGCCTTACCGGTACCCGGAGCGGGCATTGAGTCCTTGATCGAGTCGCCATCACCCGAGACGTTGTTGAGCTTGGCGATCTGCGATGCGCGAGCGGACGGGTTGTCCGGCCCACCGATCTTGGTGGCCTGCACGCCCGCGCCCTGCGGGTTGTACTTGATCAGGTCTCCGTCAGGGTTCAGGACATAGAGCGTGTCCTTGGACTTGCCTGACTTGTAGACCTGGGCACCCTCCTTGACCTGCACCGAGTGCTCACCAACGGAGAACAGCGACGGTCCACCCGAGACCGCGTCTCCGTGCCCGCCATCGGGTGCCTCAGCCTTGGTCGAAGCGGAAGCGCTTGCGCTGCTCTCGCCGGCCCCAGCGCCTGCTCCCGCGTCGCCTTCCGAGACATGGCCAGAGTCGGCCGAGACAGATCCGGAATCGCTTGAAGCTGACCCGGAGTCGCCAGAAGACTTGTCTTTCTCAGCCTTCTTCTGCGCGTCCATTTCATCAAGCTTCTTGTGCCAGTCACTCTTAAAGCCCTCTGGCTCAGTCTCAACAGTCTTGCCTAAATACCCCTTAGCAATTTGCTTAATAGCTGTCTCTTTGAGTGGAATAGACTTCTCAAAGTTCTTAGAATGCAGTCTTCCGGTACCGTTATCGTGAACTTCAACGCCGCCATGAGAAGGGTGATTAGGGGTCAGATAGTGCCCAGGCGGGAGGGTGCCCTGCTTCTTCTGATCCTCGGTCGGCTCCAGCACGGGACCCGGACCGTCCGGATCAGGGACATCGGGATCGTCCGAAATCTTCTTCACGTTGCCGTGAGAATCGTGCAAAGTTAAGAACTGCGCAGTGCTCGCAGCATCAGCATCTTCGGTCTTGCCCTTATGAATGGACGTAGAAGTACCATCCTGATGCACAACAGTATGTGTGTCATCATCACTACCAGGAAGATCCACACTATAAGTGCCGGGCTTCCACGTCAAATCAGGCTTACCACCCTTGGGGGTGGCGGCCTTCGCTCCCTGTGCCTTAGCCGACAACGCCTTGGCTTGCTGTGGAGTCACAGACTTGACCTTCATAGCCGGAGCTGCGCTCTCCGGAATCTTCAGACCAGTCTGCGTGTCATAATAGTAACCAGAAACCTGCTGAACCTTGCCATCAACCACGCGCGTATAAGCACCAACATGCACGATAGTGGCAGCTATGTACTGCGAGCGATCCTTCTCGGATGCGCTCACGAACCACTCGGCGTACGCGCGCATGCTCGCGGGCGAGGCACCGGAGCCGGACAGCGAGATCTGATCGGGGAAAATCATCACCAGACTGCACCGACAGTTCGGATGTCTCGGCGGACCTTCCAGCTTGCCCAGATAGGCAGCCGGCTCAGAAGCCGGTACAGGGAATGCATCACCCAACGGCACATGCACCCCGTGCAAGCGCAGACACAGCCCACACGGCGGCGTCAGCAGGTCGAATCGAGCCACCCAGAGCTTGTGCATCTCCGCGCCCAAGGACTCCACCACCGAGGCGAACACCAGCTCGGTAGCCACCCCACGGCCAGACTGCACCGCTGACACCACGGCGAGCACCGCACGGCGGCGCAGCTCTACCGAGATCTCATCCCTGGTACCGCCGGCCTTCACCACAGCAACTTGCCCAACGAGAAAATCTTTAATTATCTTGTCTATGATATCCGAATTAGGAATATCAATCTGAGAAGGTGCATCGATCGAAAGCACGCTAAGCTGTTGTTGCGCGAACCTGGTGCCCTCCTCCAACCCGGAGGACCACGCACGCCGGATCAGCGCGACCGCCGCCGCGAGCAACACGGCCGTGAGAATCGGAGAAGGATCGTCCTCCTCATCCTCCGAACCACCCGCTACAGCCACCTCCACCACCGGATAGAGCTGCTGCACCTGAGCAACAAGCTGATCCTCAGCCGTCATCGACTGAGCGCGAGACTGATCCACAAGCTGTAGCTGTTGGATCAAGTCTTGCTCGGTTTGAATGACCTGAACCGGAGCGGTCACTAGACACTCAACTCACTTAGAGCAGCAGTCACCGCATCCTGATCTGCGGATGTCAACGCCAAAACCTCAGGGTCCAGCCACGCCCGAGCGCTGGGCAATCCGTCCGCGCTCAACTGCGACGGCAGAGCCGGCAAGTTCGTCGGGGCCGATCCTCCAGCGGGCAGCGCGGGGGCTCCACCCGGAGCGCCTCCAGGCATGCCAGGCGGCTGCTTGCCGGGGATGAACTGCATGTTCGCCGGGACACCGGGCTGCTGATCGGCCGGGACGGTGGGCAGCGGCTGGAACGGCGGCTCCGCCAGCGGCGGGCCCTGCCCCTCCATGAAGAACTTGAGAGTCTCCTCGGTCTGCTTGTCGAGAGCCTTCTCCAGCTCCTCGTACTCGATATCCAGACCCATCTCCCCGGCCATGTACTTCTCCAGCTCCAACAGGAACTTTCGAGTCACGTTCGCGCCGGTACCGATAGACGAAAGCTTATCAAACGTTGTCTTGATAGCTTCCTTCTGCTCTTCGGAGAAGGGTCCGAACTTCAGCGTTGGATACTTATCATTGCCGAAATTCCAGTCCACAAAACGTGGGGTGAGCCAGTCGTTAAAGACGGCTTCCAGCTCGGCGATGATGACATTGACCAGCACCAGGTACATGGAGTCGTTGGGGCCGCCGAAGCTAACCAACGGCGAGCCGCCACCCTGTTGGTCATCCAAGAACGGCGCCAGCACCGACTTAGACATCTGGCTGTTGTGGTGGTTGATGAAGTCCATGAACGGGAAGTCACCGAGCGACTTGCCCAGATCCTCCACCGACCACCCGACATCCGGCACGGTCATCGACTGGGCGAGACCGAAGTCCGCCAGTCCGCGCCGGAACTCTAGAAGCTCGTTCGGGTGCGCATTCTTGGGGTACTTACCCAGCCGAGAGCCCACGGCCCGGTGCTGCGCGGCGAGGTGCGCCAGGTAGTACAGCTTGATCTTTTTGTCATAGTGATAGAACGCGGCATTGAAGTAGGAGACACCGTAGAACGGATTCTCCTCTTCCGAGCAGGAATAATAGATCGAAGTCTTAGCGTCGATGTGTTCGTCAATTACTTTGCCGTTAGGCGTGACAGTACGCTGTCTAAACCCGTCATAGTCACCTTGCTCTGTCACCACGAAAGATACAGTGTCAGATGGGCGGTACGCAATTTTGTCTAGTGTGTACTTGCCCTTGAGTGGGCCCTTCTTGGGCCGCGTATAGACCAGCTCGAACGGGGAGAACCCGTCCACCGTGGCCAGCAGCATCTGCGAGACCACCCGAGTGAACGGGGTCTTCATGCCGCCGTTCACCGCCGGCAGGGTGAACAGCTGGGTGACGAATTCCGCCTCTTTGTCCCCACCATCAGCGGGGATCCACGTGGCGCGCTTCGCGGCTGCCCGGGCAGGCATGGTGAGCAGCCGAAACAGCGCGCGGGCCTGCCCATCCTGGCGGCGCATCTCGGTGAGCTGCTTGACCGAGGGAACATCGGTCCGGCCCAGCGTGAACGACTTGCCGTATTGATCAAAAGCCTCAGCGAAAGGCATGCCGGCAAGCCGGACACCCATCTCCTGATTTAGATCCTTGGCTGTCGGCTTGGCCATTTCCAAGACGCCGTCATTCTTGGCCACCAACAACCTCCACTAACTATAAACCTGGTAACTTCATAGCACCAGGTCGAAGCATGCTGCCCCACACACCCTCAGCGCCTACAGGTGCTTCACCGACTAAACCTGAAGTCCAGAACAGCGAACTAGAAGAGTCTTCGTCCCGGTTCGTCGTCGACTCCGAGCCGCCCGTCGTCACGGCGGTGATGGCCGCACCGCACACCGCATCGGCGAGATCCTTGGACCCGCCGGGCGGGTGGTCAATCTTGCGCTTCTTAGGATCCTGCTGAAGGTGTAGCAGCTCGTTACGAAGTAACTTAGAGAATGGAATTTCAATTCTTCCGGATTCTATCAGTTGTCGGAGCTGTCGATAAGGCTCTTCCGTCCGGTCCATAGACAGCAACGGAGCTTCGATGCCGCCGACCTCCAAGATCTGGCGGCTATCCACCGACTGCCACCCATCCATGGAAGCGGCCATGATCGAAAAACCACGCTGCTGCAGCTCGAACACCAGCTGGCGATAGAACCGAAGCTGGATCTCCCGAGGTGGGTCCGCGTCCAGGTCCGCGTCCAGCGCCAGAGCGGCGTCCACCTTGACGACAGGCTCCTCATCCCATTCGATGATCCTGCCTGTATCGATGTCTCGCTTAGCGTACTTATCCCACACCACCACGTGCGCCAACGCGAACCCGGCGCGGTCTCCGTTCAGCGCGAGGTCGCAGTGTGTCGCATAAACAGCACCATCAGCCGGCTGCAGGGACTGCGGGATGACGAACCGGGGGTGCCAGGCGCCTCGGGCGTACTCCCAATGCACCTCGATATCCGGCGTGTCTACCATCGCCGAGTCCACCGCGTTCTCCGAGCGGAAGTACGGCGGCAACATGGTGCGCTCGGGCATGCACAGATAGGCGGCACGGGCCCACGCCGGCTCTCGCTCGAAGTCCGCCACCAACTCCTCGGGCACTGGCACCGGAGAGATGGTGGGATCTAACGTCTTGAATGTAGTACGCGCCAACAGTGGATTAAAATTCCACGATGGCATAGGACCAATGATGAAATGCTTAGACTCGTCTCCCTTTGCCTCGATATCATCCTTAGACTCCTCGTGCAACTGCAAGATAGGAGATCCGTGATACCGAGGATACGAAATACGGACATTCTTAAATGTCCGTGGGAAACGAGTCACAGAGGATGACCGGAGCATCTTGATGATGCCCTCCGCCGAGCGCATCGGAGTGCGCGTACTGCCACCACCGGTGCGGGCGATGTCCTCCGCTGTGCGGAAGGCATCGATCTCATCCGCCACACCGAGGATCAGGTTCAGGCCCTCCTGGGTCTCCGCATCGCTAGACCCAGAGACGGACGCGAGCCCGCCCTGCCATTCGATCGTGTTCTTAAGTGGATTGCACTTATCTCTGAACCAGCCTCTGCGCACGATACGTGTCATAGGCTCGAAGTACGCTCGACGTGCCTGGTCCTTGGTCGAGGCCACGTTGAGCATGTGGATGGACTCGCTGTCCGGCATACCAAAGTAGCCACGCGGGTCTTTCAGGCATAACAGCAGGTACGCGATACGCAACGCCATGAGCCGGGCGATCAAGTCCTTGCCACCGCCCTTACCTACCAGCAAGGTCAGGAAGTTCTTCATCGGGATCGGCGCCCAGTAGTCGCCGAACTCTTCCTGCATGAGTGGGTACAGCTCGGGATAGAACACCCGCTCCGCGACCCGGAGAGCGGTCGCCTGTGGGGCCGACAGCGGGGACATGCCGATGAACTTCTTGTCTTGGATGAAGACATCCAGGGTCACCGGCTCTTCCGCGAACAGGTCATCCACCGCCGCACGGGCGGTGGACATGCCGGTGGTGTCACCCTCGTTGGCCAGCGACATCAGCCAGGCACTGGGTGAAACCGAGTCAGGCTGCTCTAGGGCACGTCGACGTGGAGGCATGCTCCAGTCTTCGCGCAGGGTCAGATGGCCCAGCCCGGGAGCCAGCCTGGAGGAGGCGACCACATGTTCTGGAAGGCTTCTAGCACCGTGGCGGGGAACGGATCCTTCGAACCAGCACGAGCCGCGACAAACGCCTCCGCGACCAGCTCGTGTGAGTCTATATGAGCCATCCCAGACAGAGCATCAGCCGCGTCATCACGGCGCACGCCGGACTCGCGCTCCAGGAAACACACGAAGTCCTCGACGCCCTGCTCAAAATCATGTAGATACCGACGAGCTAGGTCCATCTTCATGAGTAGGTGTCCCCACTCATGAACAAGAACTTCCTCAAAAGTGCTGCCCACAGAGCGATTGACAATATTCAGACCTAGTAGTTCAGCATCAGATAAATCGCTTCGCAAAGCATGCTTAGACACATCAAGATGCCCAGAAACAGTGTGAAAAGTAGATATGCGAGACACCGCATAGGAGGGGGGCTTGAGAGACCGACTAGCTGAGACTTCGAGGACGGCTCCGGCGAGCCGGGGCCACTCTGCGGACAACTCCTCGATGACACGGGTCAGCCTGACACCGTAGACGCTACGTGCAATGTGCTTGTCAATTCTCACACGCTCCAAAACACCGCCAGGCCCATAGAAGCCACTGAGCGGCTTGGTGTGGGGTAGCAGGTCTATCGCCATGCTGCTGTACTACCCTCATGTCAGGTCTGTGACAAGCGAGCAAACGCGATGATGTTATCGAGGTAGCGCCGGTTGTCTGGGTCATAATCCCCGCCACACGAGATCAGCCGCAGCTCAGGCACATCGGTGTCAGTGAAGATCTCATCGGTCGGGAACGAGGTCTTCACGATTTTCCTGGTCTTGTAGACCTTGAATGTAACGAAAGATCCGTCCTCACGATATACCTTGACTCGATCGTTTATCTTGACTGTATCAAGATACTTGAAGAGTCCAGCATGACCGTTGCCATTGATGTGCCCAAGGATGACAGCGGGGCCAGGCTCACCCGGACGGGGGCCCTCGCTGTACCAACTGCCAAGCTGCGGCTTGGCTACCGGGGGATTGTCCCAGCCGCCCGCCTTGGTCAGCCCACGGCCCTCCACGGCCACCGGACCATCGATGCCGCGCCCCGACACGACTACCCGGACCGGACGCGGAGCGGGCTGCTCAGGAGCCGCTGTGGAGGGCGCTGACGGCTGCGGGGACTCCGCTGAACCACAACCGACCAGACCCACCAACAGCAGCACCAGGATGAGAGCCCGGATCACGCCTGACCGCTCAACACCTTGCGGCCAGCGAAGCCCGCTGCCGCGATGAGCCCGAAGCCACCGAGCAACCACACCGGCTGATCATTGGCCGGTCCCTCACCGGTCTCCGGTGCACCCTTCGGGCGGTGCTTCACCCGGTCATCGTCACCATTGGTCTCGCAGCCGATGCCGTCGCCATCCAGGTCCAGGCTCTTCTGGAAGCGCGGGTTGGATGAGGAGACCGGGTCCACCCCGAGTCGACGCACGACCGCGCAGTTGGCGAACGGTGGCACGTTGTCATCGCTGGGATCAGGAGTCTCCGAAGCGGACGGCTCGGTCGACGTGGTGCAGTTCAGCTTCTTCCTGATATCGGACAGCTGAACACTGTCGTCGATCTCGATGCTCTTAGCATCCTCGGGAACATCGATGCCCACGATGCCGTCGAGACTCCTGATCAGATTGCTATCCGCCAGCTGATTCAGAATCTGATCAACCTCAGCAATGCTTGTCGCCGCACAAACCTGCACGATGGGGGTCTCGGTCGTGGCAGCGGAGGCGGTAACGGGGAAGGCTGCGCTCATCACCGCGAGCGCGCCGGCAGAAAACGCGGTAACCAATAGCTTTTTCATCAAGACTCCAATGTGGGGCTGGGAAGTTAGTTAATTCAGCAGCCCCTGGCTAGAACAGACCTGGGGAGATACAGCAGGTCGATCCACCCTGCCGTCAGTGTAAGTAACGACGGCAACGCATCCTCCGTTACCGTCCGAGGCAAAAGTCAGTGACTGAATACCAGGACCAGCTGGACCTATGCTGCCCTGATCCCCCTGCGCGCCCTGGGTTCCTTGATCACCTTTAGCACCCTGGTCACCCTTATCCCCTTGCTCCCCCTGATCGCCTTTTAAACCCGGGATCCCCTGATCCCCCTTGGATCCTTGATCGCCTCTGGATCCCTGGTTGCCTAAAGCACCCGGAGTGCCTGGGTCCCCCGCGCTCCCAGGCACTCCGGGCACACCTTCCGGTCCCTGCTGGCCTCGGGGGCCGGGAGAGCCAGGGACGGCAGGAATGGGATTGTTGCTGACCGCATCAGCTTTGATGCACGCGGCCTGCGGCACCTGATCGCGGGCATCCGGATCGTTGCACGCCTCTTTGATCTGATCGGCAAGCGACTTGGCTTGCACCGCCGTGGCATCGCGCTCGGCTACCGCCACACCCGTCTGGACCTGAGCGGTGTCGGTCTTCTGCTTCTCCGCACGCAGGCCATAGACCAGGGACAGGGCAGCCAGGATCAACGCCAGCCCGACCAGGATGGGCCAGTACTTGCGGTACTTATTCCAGTCAAATGGTTCCTTCTCGATGGTCCGAAGATGTCTGCTCTTCGGGGAGGGTGGAAGGACTTTCGTCTCTTGCTTCTCGCGTTCTTTAAACGCGCCGATCTTCATTAGAACGCCCCACAATTTGGATTGTCTGGCAGTGGGTTCTCAGAACGAACCTGCTCAAGCTTCCTGATAGCATCCACATACTCAGTAATCGCAATACGACCCAGCACCGGATCGCCATGAGTATTAGCTGTCAAAAGCTTAATCTGAGCATCGGCTTCATCGCGCTGCGCATCAGAACGCTGCTTCAAGGAGTCGTGAACAGCAATATTGTATCTAGTCTGACAAGAAGTTGCCTGGTAGTAACGAATACTAGACAAGACAAGCAGTGCCAAGATACAAATACCCAGAATAGACTTAAAAATATCTACTCTGTATCCTCGAATGTCCACAACTTTTTGCTCCTCCATAGCAGCCCGGAGAGCAGACTCGGTTAGAAACCAACAAAGGACATACCCAACTATCAAGCCACCTATAGACCATATAAGGCCGTCAATAATTCGCTCGGCCATAACTACTTAACCCCCGACTCGATACGTCCGGGCTCGGGGTCTTCCTCACCTTTGCCCTTGTCATCGGATTTCTTACCTCCGCGTGACAAAGCTAAGGCGCCGCCTACAACAGCCATAAAAATGCCATTGATAGCAACATCTGGCTGATACTGATCCACCACAAACTGAGCCGCAAAGTTAACCGCCCACACGACAGTGACCAGCACAATGATCACTGTTGCTAAAGGCTTGGGGATCACGGACCTATCCGATGTCTAGGGAGCTTGCTGCAGCTACGACCTTGAACAGAACAAGAGGTCACTAGGGCTAACGAGCCACTAGGAGAGAGGACACGCTTTTACTCAGGCTGACGAAATTCCGACCGAGTCTTTGGTGGAATTTCCTTGCTCAGGCGTGTCAACCCGAACAACATCAGCGCGACTGCAATGAAAGATACATACAGCCTATAATGGGCGTAATCACCCATATGATCTATCTCAGTACCTATTACTATCAAAGCGAACATTGCTTGACTAGCTAACCTACATTGCTGTCCTAGAGCAGGAGATTCAAGTACTAACCTGGGAGTCCACACGATAACCGCCATACCTATAAGCATGGTCAAGATTCGTAGACAATCGACCAGGATCAGAACAAACGACCCAAACGGGGTACCCGGACCGGAGGGGGCGCAGAGCATGAAACAGTTCTGCACATACACAGGACACCCCCGGCTTTCAGACGCTCAAGACTTGGACGGAGCGTCCTTCTTCATCCTCTTCGTCATGCCAAGCTGCTTCAGCGCGGCCTGCGGAGAGTCGAACTTCTGCTTGTAGTTATCCCAGGAACCGACCCACTTGTCCCCGAGCTTCTTCACCACGCCCGCACGCTTGCCTGCTGGGTCAACAATTGCTTTCTGCCCAGCAGGCAAGGTGGGGTCGGCCTTGAAGCGCAAACCGCCAGGAACCTGGGTGTCCGATGAACTGTCGGTCTTCTTGTTCACCCACGGCGGTGCGCCTGCCATCTTCTACGCGCCCTTCTTAGCGGTTACAGCTGGAGCCTTCGACGGGCTCTTGATAGTGCTCTGCGCGATGAACTCGCGATACAAACGCTTCACATTCGCCGGGACCATCGCGGTCAACCCCAGCTGCTGCGCGGCCTTCACAACCTCAGCGGCGGCCTTGCCCGCGTTCGCGCCTTGCATGCTGCCGACAGAAACAATAGCACTCTTGAGTGACTTCTCGTCCTTCAAGTCACCGAAGACGCTCTTACCCTGTGGCTTCTTGTCATCCGGCTTGGCCTTGGTCACGCCCTTGGCCGGATTCGGCGGAGGTGCATAACCGCCACCAGCACCGAGCTGCGAACCGATGGGCTTCTTGTAGCGCGCGGTGCCCGCCATGGTGCGCACCTGCGCGAGCGCGATAGAACTAGCCAGGGCCAGGACACCCTCGGGTACGGCAGTAGTCTTCACCTTGTCTGAGCTACTACCGAGTGCCTTGATTCGGTCCAGAATCGCCTGGCTAGCGCCGAGCCGCTTCGCCTCACTCATCAGGTGAGACTTCAGCTTCGCGCGATCCTCAGGCTTGGAGCGACCATACGCCTGGATGGCATTGCTCAGATCGCCTAGAGATTTGATCGGGTATGACGTCGTCCCCGGGAGCGTGTGACCCTTGGCCTTAAGGCTTTCCCGCTCCGCCGGCTTGACGTTACGAAGCTCCAGAATCTCGCCGAGCGCACCCTGGCCACGTGCCGCTGACGCAGCCACATACGCCTGCTGAACTTCTTCAGGCTTGCCAAACTTGACGTTCTCCGTAGTAGTGCCCGGAGCAGAGACCGTGTACGGGATACGCAGATACTGAGACGCATCCTCCAGACGGACGATGACGTGATCAGTCCACAGCTGCTCGATCCACGCATAGCACAGCGGATCCTCAGCCAGAGGAGAGCCGTACTCACCCAGGTCACCGTTCGTCTTAAGCACAGCACGGCGGGCTTCACGACGCTGTCTCTGAATCGCATTAAAGGCAGTCCTCACCAGGTCGGTGTTAAACCGAGTAGCTGGTGAGGACTGCTCTGACGCGATCTTCTGTAGAGCTGTTAAGCTCTCTGATGCGTCAGCCATGAGCTAGCGCCGAGGCGGGGTCGCGTGACCCTCATCGGACTTGCGGCTCGAAATCTCGCGCTCACCAGTCTCGACATTGAGTTCCTTCGCCGGGACGCGGTCACCCGGACGGGGCTTGTCCGTCAGCACGGATACCCACTCACCGTCGACATCACGCTCGACCAGGACGGTGCCCTCGTAGCGGACGTCGCCAGCGTACTCGCCATCCTCAGTGATGTTTTCGGCATCACCGGGAGAAGCGAAGTCTCCTGAGATTGGGGTGTCCTGTCGGGCCGCCTTCTGCGCGCTACCAGCCTTCTGCGCAGGAGTCTTCTCTTCAGGCATCGGGTCACTCCTTCGTCGATCCAACCGGACACCCACAGGGATGCCGTGACCCTAGAGTCTTCGACCACCTGAATCAGAGTATGGGGATTTAGCTACATTATTAAATATGCTAATCACCCATGTGTGTCAGAATTTGGTTTCCACTCAACTACACCTCGTAATGTAAATACAGGAAAAGGATATGGAATTTCTCGAACTGTGTTATTAAAAGGATCTACTAAAATCCAAAGACTATTGTTGCCAACCTGAACTGGAGAATCGTTGCCAATTGTCACATCTAACCCTTGAATATGATCAAGCTCATCATGGTAGACAACATTAACATCAGTTTCAAACAACATAGCATGTAACATTCCAGAAACAGTAACTTCTACATTTAAATCATCAGGGTCATACATAATAATTCCATACATTGGAATAGCTTGATAACCTGTAGTAGGCATAACTTCTCCTTTGTCAAGAACAAACAAGTACTCGGTCTCGGCCACCATCTGGACGAACACCTGCAATTCGGCGACGCTGCACATAGAGACCACTCGAACGCTGCACCAAGTCATCCTCGTGATGTCCTGGGCCGAAGAAAGGCAGGAACTGCGACGGACTGCCCGGGTTGACGGCAGTGAACAGCGTGGACATCGTGGTCGACTTGGCGGCGGGTGTGCACGCCGAAGTAGGCGACTGCACACCCGAGACTGAGGTGTTGTAGATGAAACCACTGTTCAACGGGTCAATCAGTGCGGTGTAGCCTGCGGTCTGGCCAGAAGTGGTCGCGGCGCCAGCGTTGATCCAGGCCCAGCCGAAATACCCGCTTCCGGAATTTCCTGGGGTGAGTGATGGCCAGGTAACAGTGGTCGAAGCGGTATTGTTAATCTGAGATGCACCAGCGCCATCTACCGACCAAGCGGTCAGTGCGCCGACACTCGCACACGTGAGTTGCTGAGCGGTGATGTCAACCCAAGTGCTGGTGTTAGCCGTGGTGGTGACGGTTGCATTGATGGCTCCAGTGGCAGTGGCTACTCCGGCCCACATCGACAGCTGGAGGTTACCGCCGGAGCCGGGACCACGGATGCTGGTGATCAACGTCCAGGTGCCTGAGCCAGGTAGCCCGACACAGTGTCCTCCGGAGACAGCCGTGGGCATGGTCGTGGTCGTGATGCTCTCCACCGCGATACCCAGCCACACCAAGTTGCCGATAGCGGTGGGGTTAACAGAGATCGTCCGGACTGTTTGCGACTCGGCGTGGGTGAGGGCGCCAACGACGGAGATCGCCTGTCCAAATGCCATATCAGAGGCCCGACGCTTGAAAGAACAGCATAAATTCATCTGTGGATGGAAGAGTAAGCGCATCAGCAGTGGTCCAGCCAGTATGCCAATGTCGCAGGTACTTAAGCTCTACAGTTGTATAAATAGTACCAGTATCAAATGTTTCATTAGTTTGGCAATATGATCCGGCCTTGAAGTAATACTCGGCGCTGCCACTAAAGACACCAACACCGCCACCAGCGGCATAACCCACTGAATCCCAGAAAGGGACACTCAAGTCTTGATAATAGAAAGCCCAATATCCTGCATTGATATAAAGCATCCAGTCGAACTCATCGCCATAAGTATAATTAGTGCTAAGTTTAGGCTGACCCGTGCCAGTATCAAAAACTCGAGTTCTTAACTCAGTAAGTCCTGACCCAGTATTTTCTTGCGTATATATAGTAAGTACTTCACCAACATTGCTCGGACCATCATGCAGCTGACAAACTGTGACACGTGGACGTACAGTACCTAAAGATGTAATTTTAGTTCTACCGCGAATCCAATGAATGCCTGAATTAGCATTAAACGCAAACTCAGTAACACCATCAGGATCCATCTCCCGAAGCTCACACCTCGGGAACGTAGTGCCGCTAGTCAGAGAACCGTCAGCCCGGACGGACAACTGCGCAGAACTGTTAGCGGGGACTCGCACAAAATGTGGATCAGTATTGTATCCACTAATCAAAGCTGACTGTGGAATCTCACTAGACTCTGTGTATCCAGTTAAGCCCAACTGCAACTTAAAATGATTCTTACCCCCAGCACTACCAATATTCAATACAGTAGGAAGTGATGTATCAGCTTCAGTAGCATAAATTAAAAGACCAATACAGTCTGATGTAGTAGAAGTAGTCTGTTTACCAATTGGAGACTGAGAAGTACTAACAGATAGATTTGTAATCCACTGGTTACCCATAGAATCAATAGATGACGCATAACCAGCAGTGATTCCCGTAGCAGTAGCAGTACCTGCAGGATCTCCATAACTAATATATGCGCGACTAGAACCACCAGGCACTAACGTAGGCATAGTTAAGTTTGTAGAACTAGTGGTGTTTCTAAGGAGCCCGGACGCTTCGACAACCCACGAAGTGCCGGCAGACACAGCACTAGTAGTAATCTCTCGCCATGCATATCCGACAGCAATGGACGCAACTGATGCGGATGCCGTAGCTGTAAGTGTTTGACTTGATACTACTGACGTAACTTTGCCCGCAAAAACACTAAATGTCTGAGCAGGTAAAGTTCCATTAGCCGCAAACGAAAAAACACCAATCTGTTCCCAGTCAGCTACACCATTACCAGAAATACCTGTAATACTAACAGTAGCAGATCTAGTGATGGCAATAAGTATCATACATTTGCCAACACCAGTAGTAGTAAAACCGTTAACACTCAGGTTATTACTAACTAAGTTATTAGTAGAGTCAACAGTAGAAGACCCTATTGCACTAATCGTAGCGTTAGCCATTGATTAATCTTCAATTGGAGTGTAACCATAGCCAACGGTACCGTGCATATCACTATCAGGATTAGATGTCCAAGTCCCGAAATTAAACCCTACCCACCAACCAGGTTGAACAGTCATCATCAACTGAGTGTTATGTACAATAAAAACACGAGTCTCATCATGTTGATCCGCAAACACCTGAAGATCACCAGGGACAACATCATCCAATTCCTGAGCAAATTCTTCAATCGTCCCAGAATACTGCACCATCGTATAAACTGGAACTTCCGGAGTCTGAGTAAACTGACCCTTTGTCATATTATTTCTCCTGGTCAGACCGAAGCGGTGTAGGCCAGCAACACCCATGCAGAAAGCTGGCTAGAGTATCTAAAGCCAAAGAACCCAACCTTGCTGGCTGCAATGGCGTTAGCCGCGCTCAACCCTGTAGTCAAAATTGGACCAGACACCGTAACGGTGCGTCCAGTACCACCCGGAGCCACCGAGACCATCAACATCTGTCCGTCCACAGCACCAGTAGTCGAAGGCGTCAATGCGGTGATGTTGGCGCTCGCTGTGACCATGACGTTGTTGCCCAACGTCGGATCAATAGTCACTGTGCCAGAAGTAGTTCCATGCGTGTATGGAGCACTAGTGACTAAGTCAAGGCTTGGGTTAGGGTAAGTTCCATTCAGACAACCGCCGGCCGTGCCATTCGGTGCGCGCGAATCAGTGAACCGCGAGTCATTGCCGAACGGCACGGTGGACCCCGTCGTGCCAGTCGGAATCCGAGCGATGTCAAGCGTGCCGGAACCGATATCAGAAGCCGCGAGCGCCAACGCGGTCTTCAACGTAGCCAGGCTCTGCGCGGCCCACGCACCAGACACCCGGCGGATGACATCACCGTCAGAGGGGGTTAGCGCGGCGAGAGCGGTCAGGTCGCTGTCAAGCGGCTGCGCACCGAAGTCAACTGCCTGGTAATCCAGATCTGTCTTCAGCTGAGCAATCGTACGATTAATCCACGCGCCAGCCTTACGCTGCAAAATGTCATTATCAGCGGGCGTAAGACCAGCAATGGATGTCAAGTCAGAGTCTAACGGTTGATAGACCGACCCAAGACTAAAATCAGACAACAACTGAGCCAGTGTCCGATTGGTCCAATGACCGCTCTTACGCTGAAGAATGTCATTATCAGTTGGCGTCAGTGCCGCAACATCAGTGAGATCCCCATCCAACACCTGCTTACCATCAAGCGCCGTCTGCTGTGCACTAGAAACAGGCTTAGCTGTATCAGCTGTGTTATCAACATTTCCTAAACCAACATCAGCCTTAACTAAAGACAATGCAGTCTTAAACTGAGAATAAGTCTTCTTAACCCATCCAGAACCATCAGAAGCTATAGCACCGGATACAGACGAATCAAATCCTGCAATAGCCGTCAGATCAGTATCTAAAGACTGCTTACCGTCGAGAGCTGTCTGAATGACAGAATTAATGCCGCCAGTAGATGTAGCGCTTCCTACCTTAATATTAAATGTACCGTCATCAATATACAATTCTTTAGAATCAGTCGCATAACGCAACTCACCAGCCTCTGTCCCGCCAGAGGGAAGAGAGGCCACGACGCCACGACGAATCTTGATTTTATTGTCTTGCGCCATACCCTACATCCTCACGCCAGTAAATCGCTTCACTATCTGAATGTATTAAACTGACGGTTCAGTAAAATAAATCCGAACGACAACGTCATCAATATAGTTAGCATCCAAATAAAGTTGAAAATAATCGTAATAGTTAATATGAATTCTTTTATCCCTATCAAAACGAACTTTATAGGTAGAAAAACTTGCCGGATCAAGTGATACTCCATACCACCAACCAATAATACCTCCACCAGCATCGGAACCAAAAAGACGTGCACGACTAGATGACGGAAGTACACCTCCATCATTTAACGCAACAGTACCAATATTAGAGCCGCTCTCACTGTCATTCCAATTAGCAAACCGAGATGCTCGAATTCGAGGTTTACCAGTATTTGAAGTATAAGGAGCAATAATATCAAATCCTGTAATCGTTACTCCTGCAGCTCCGCCCACTAATTTCAAAATTTTATCGGAACTTGTAAATTCAGTTTCTGCATAATAAATATTTTCTGAATTTTCAATCCAATAAATAGTAGCAACGACATCCTGACTTCCGTAAGTGTCATCAACAAATAATTGAAAAAAGTTTTCCGGATCAAGAGTTACAGGAATACCATCTCGACATCTATAAGAAAATGTCATAGGACGATCTGAATCTGTTATCAAATCAAATAAACTTGTAAAATCACCTGAACCAGGAAAATAACTGTCCCCAGATCCACCAAGTTTGGCAATTGAAGTAGGTGCCCGCTCCGCATCAAGAAACATAGGAGGTGCCCCTACAAAATCGCCGCCAGTGTAATCTGTCAATCTCTTCACAGTGAACGACGGCTCCCAACCGCTACTATTGTCCGGAGCATAAATATCAAACCCAACAACCTTAGCTCCGTAATCACCAGCAATAAGATTGAGAGTCCTTTTGGTACTAGTGAAAATTCCAGATGTAGAAAACATTAAAATGTCCCTCCATCAATAGTCTTACTGTTAAGAGTTACTGTGGCAGAATTCTTTGAAGAATCAGATGTATTATCAACGTTACCTAAACCGACATCTGACTTAGTCAAAGTCGCAGCAGTCCAAGCTGAACTTGCTCTCTTTATAAAGGTCCCATCAGCAGGAGCCAAGGCAGCAATTGCTGTTAAATCAGAATCTAACGGTTGATACGTAGCAGCTAAGCCAAGGTCACTAGATAACTGAGCCAAGGTTCTATTGACCCAAGAACCAGATTTACGCTGAATAATATCATTATTAGTTGGAATAAGAGAAGCTATATCTGTCAGATCAATATCCGACGCTTGTTTTGAATCCAAGGCAGTCTGAGTAGCTGTACTAATAGGCTTCGCTGTGTCAGATGTATTATCAACGTTACCTAAACTCAAATCTGTCTTAAGCTGAATCATAGTGCGGTTAATCCACACACCAGCTTTACGCTGAATTATATCATCATTAGAGGGAGACAGACCAGAAATAGAAGTCAATGCTGCATTCAAAGCCTGCTTACCATCAAGGGCAGTCTGTTGTGCGGTAGAAACAGGCTTAGCAGTGTCAGCAGTATTGTCAACACTGCCTAATCCGACATCTGCTTTAACTAAACTCAATGCAGTCTTAAACTGCGAATAAGTCTTCTTGACCCAACCAGATCCATCCGAAGCAATTGCACCGGCAATAGCCGAATTAAATCCCGCAATAGCCGTCAGATCAGAGTCAAGAGTCTGCTTACCATCAAGGGCAGTCTGTTGTGCGGTAGAAACAGGCTTAGCAGTGTCAGCAGTATTGTCAACACTGCCTAATCCAACATCTGCTTTAACCAACGTCCCAGCTGCCCAGGCACCAGAAACACGCTTAATAAATGTGCCATCAGACGGCGCGAGACCAGCCAGAGTCGTCAAGTCAGAATCAAGAGCTTGCTTACCATCAAGAGCAGTCTGAGTAGCAGTGCTAACGGGCTTAGCAACATCAGAAGTGTTATCAACATTGCCTAATCCAACATCTGCTTTAACAAGTACAAGATCAGTCTTCAACTGAGCCATAGTGCGATTAACCCACGCACTAGACTTACGCTGAATGATATCATTATCAGCTGGAGTAAGAATACCAGAAATAGAAGTCAATGCTGCATTCAAAGCCTGCTTGCCATCAAGTGCGGTCTGCTGTGCAGTTGACACAGGCTTAGCAGTATCAGCCGTATTGTCAACATTGCCTAAGCCGACGTCACCCTTGACTAACGTCGAGGCTGCCCAGGCGCCCGAGACGCGTTTCACGAACGTGCCGTCAGACGGTGCAAGCGCGGCCAGCGTCATCAGATCCGAGTCCAGCGGCTGATACCCGGAGAGGGCCGACGCCTCCGCCAGGCCGGTCACCGCGCCGGTGCGTCCGTTGACACTGGACACCGGGGCCGATGGATAGGTCAGCTCACGCCAGTTACCCAACGTGGACGACGGCTCCGCGATCAGCTGCCAGTTGGTGCCCAGATCGCTACGAGTGGTCCAGTCACCGCGTTGCCCGGAGAGGGCGAGCATCTCTGTCTGGTCCGCGACCGCGCCCAGGAACTCGGTGATGGCGATGGCCGGCAGATACGCCTGTGGGACCTTGTTACCGCCGTCCAACTTGAGCCAACCGTTGGCGACGTTGGCTAGCGATGCGAGCGGAGTGCGCTCATTGCTCAGCCTGGAATCGTCATGGCGGACCGGGTTGCCGGACGCGCCAGGGGCGGGAACAAGGGGGGCTGAGCTGAATGTCTTGACGCCAGCTATGGTCTCGGCACCGGTGTTGTGCACCACGGCGGAGTCAGCGGCGGCGCCGATACTCGATGGCGATACCGGGTCATCACCGCCTACCGCGTGCCGAGCGGCGTGGGGAGTGGTGCCGCCGTCCGCACCAGGGTCTCCCTGCTCACCCTGCTCACCTTGCGGACCCAGTAAGCTTCCACGCTCTGTCCAGGTAGCCACCGGCGGTTATGCCGTCTGCTCGTAGTAAGTACCGGTGGCCGAATCAAGATACATGTCGCCCACCGCTGAACCGGTAACCGTGCCCGGGACGCCGGAAGCGGTGAACCACTTCGATCCGCGAGCACCGGTGGAACCGGTCGATCCTGTCGCTCCGGTTGTGCCCTGGATGCCCTGGGTACCTTGTGAACCGGTCGCTCCAGTGGCGCCAGTCGCACCGGTCAAACCAATCGGACCACGGAAATCCGCTCCGGCACCATCAGCGGGGAATGCATCGCCGTCCCAAATATAAAGCTTGCCATCAGCGTTATTCAGATAACCATTACCTGCATCATCATGCGTAAGATCACTAGGAAGGGCCGCATAGTTGGCCACCGACCCAGCGATGGCAACGCCAGCCCCGTCCTCACCAGGGGGGCCCTGCTCACCCTGAACGCCCTGGATGCCTTGAGGACCCTCGGGACCATCCGGCCCCACATCACCCTGTGGACCTTTGATATTTCCACGTTGAGTCCACGTAGCCACGCGACACTCCCTCAGCTCGCCCTAGAGGAGTCTTCGAGCGAGGGATGCGGCCAGTAACTACGGACCAGGTGTCAGTTCATATACATCGCCGGTGAGTGAGTCCCAGTATAGGTCGCCTGTACTAGCTCCAGGAACCAACTCTGGTGGTGGACCTTCACCAACCCACCACTTCTCACCTTTCAAAAACGGAGAACCAGAGTACACAGTGACAACGTCCTGAATGACAGTTGTCTCAATTTCATTGCCAACTCGGATGACAGTGATATCAGACATAACTATTCATCCTAAAGATGCGGAGGGGCAGGAATAGCTGAAGTCGCGCTCTCTGCTACATCTTGTCTGGCAATCATTCTCCCACTGACAAGGGTATACCGCTCAAGAACTTCATTAACATATCGCTCAAGTTCTATCTCAAAATTAGCAGCGAAAGGTGTCCAGAGTTGAGATTCATCAGCAGTATGAAATAGCTGAACAGTATTGGTAGTCGCCCAAAGACCGTCAGAAGTATACTGAACCTGAGCCTCGCCAATAATTACTCTGCCGTTTTCAGTAGTCCATTCCTGGATAACAGCAGAAGACGAAATTCTACGTGCCTGACACTTCACAGACCAATGTCCGAACTCAGGCGTCATGTCAACAGGCAAGTCATCAATCAACACCGCATACTTGGGAGAAACCCAGGTGTCCCCCAGACGGAACCTCAACACTTCATTCTCTAGGGTTCCCACCGCACACCGCCATCAAGTGTCAAGACGCCCGGACCTCTGGAGGCTTCGACTGTTTGGCTAACTCCGATCGCTCGCTAGCCATCCAAGTACGGGGATTAAATCCCCAATAATCAGCATCCCAATCGGAAGCCAAATGCTTGCACTCATATAATTTGTCCAACAACTCATCAATTAACGCTGGATCTTTGGCTATGGATAATCTCTTCAGCAAAGCTGTAATGACTTCCGGACTAGCACCCATCGGAACCTCCGGCGCTGAAGCGGGGCTACAGGCCCAGAACCTTCCTGGTAGCGGTACCGACTACCCCGTCCACGGCCAGACCAGCCTTAGCCTGCAGATACCGCACGGCCGTATCCGTCGAAGGAGCAAACGTTCCATCCTCCACCAGCGGCCACCAGATCGGCTTGGCTGTCTTATACCAAGCATTCAGAACACGCTGCAGTGACTTCACATCGTCCCCCGTCATAAGGGACTTGCCCTTAGTGTAAGACAAGGCGCGGGTAGACGACACAGGCGCCGTAGGCGTCACCGACCCGGAGCCCTTGAGCTTGGTCAGGATGCGGGTGCACACCGACTCGGCCGAGATGATCTCGAAGTGCATCTCATCCTTGCGGCCGGTGTAATCACCGCCCCAGCGGACCGCGCCCTCGCACTCCACGTTCACAATTGTATGAATGGTTGAGACCTGACCAGAGTTCCACGTGCCCACACTGGCGAGCGGGTGCCGGGGAGCGTGCCAGTCCATCGCCGTACCCGATGAATGATTGGACAGACTACTTGCGGCGAACAGCGTGTCTTCATTATCGAAGCAACACGGTCGGTTGGCCTCGTCCAACTCCAGCAGCGAGTCCAACGCTTCGATGCGCGACGCCTTCAGAAGCTTTCGATCCTTCTTGCTTAACTTCATGGCACGGATGTCTCTGTAGGCATACCCCCACATGCCATAGGCGTCCGCACCGTTCTCTACGCGCGTATGCAGCTGCGCAGCCACGTACAACAGAAGATCCCCAGCGGGGCCCTTGCGCAACCCACCCGGGAACAAGATGGACGTGCCCGGAACGGCCGGGTTGTAGATGACCGAGCGATCCCCAGCGGAGTACCCGTTCTGAGAGACAACCATAGTGTCCTTTCTAAGCCGGATCGCCTTCTTCAATAGCGGAGGCAAAACGCTGATAGAGAGGCTTGGATTCTTCGCGCGGAAGCGTCTGTAGCACATTTGCTACAATGCGCGCGGTATGAGATGACACAATCTGGTGCAGAGCATCCGGGGAGATCTTCGAGCTGTGTGCACCAGCCGCTAAATCGTTAGCGGTGTCTCGCCAAAGCTTGTACAGGTGCTCTCGATATCGAGGATTCGGCCAGCTATTGGTAGACTCGTGATATCGAATCCTGATGTAGTAAGTGGCCACCCGCTCCAGCTGCATCGCGGCGATGGTGCCGGTTGGAAGATGCTGTGCGTCCCGGCGAAGCTCCTCTACCAGCGAGGCGTGCAGCTGCTGCAGCTCAGCGGTGGAATCCGTGGGAGCCCGCCACATTGCGGACGGGAGTTGGTCAAAGGCTAAGTCATTCTGTACTAACTGACATTCTTGGCCAGACCCCTCAGGTACAGGCTGAAGATACGCTCGATCTGACATATGAGTCTCCAGGACTAAATTAAGAATGTCTCTCACTCAAGCATTCGGCAAAAACCGACGACCCCCAGAAATGTCAATCTCTGGGGGTCGTCGGGTAACGCGGGAGACTAGCGGCGGCGGGAGAAGTCCGGGCTGGCAGGAGGCTCATCCTCGCCCGGGATCGGGCCGGGCTGCGAGGTGCCCCCCTGCTCACCCGCACCCGTTGCCGGCAGGCTGTCATCCGGCGACGTCTGGGTGGGGTCCGGCTCGTCGGCCACGGGCTGATCCACGACGCCACCGCCGTCACCCGTGCCCAGGCCCCCGTCATCCGGGTTCTCCACCGGAGGCACGTCGGGACCCGGGTCCACCGGAACCTGACCATCACCCGGGTCCGGAACCGGCTGCTGCGCGTCCGCGCCCAGGGTCTCCAGCTGCTCGATCAGCGGGCGCAGCTCAACGCTGGCCTGCTGTGCGTCTTCCAGCTTCTGCTGGGCGCGCACGTCGTCGTCATTGCCAGTACCAAGCTCATCGATCTTGTCCAGCAGTGCCGCGACCTTGGCCGCGATACGCGAGGTAGCAGCGTTCAGCCGCTCAAGATCCTCAGCAGAAACAGTCACTCGACCCTCCAGGTCACGGAGCTGACGCTGGATCGCGGCGATTCCTAACCAACGACGAAGCTTTCTACGGATATCCTCCGCAATCTCCACTTCGCCTCCTCGCGCAGTTCTATTGCATAGAAGCTGCTCTAGCTAGGATGTCGTCCACGGTCTCAGCGGGGGCAGACGACCCCGATGAGGTGTTCGACAGCGCTGCTGTAGGAGAAGGTGTCCTAGAGGAGGATGAACCCGAAACTCTGGCCGAAGGCTGCGCGCCTGCGAGTGCTTGACTGAGCATAACGACTAGAAGATTCATGGCCGCGAACGCGTCCACGGTCGGCGCGATCGAGCGGTGGTACTCCCAGATGACCCGCATGCCCGCGACCGCGCGCACGGGCGCCAGGTTGGCCGCCAGCGCCCGTTCCGCCTCAGTGGCAGGTGGAGACAGCGGAGACGACTCCACGCCGCTAGGAAGCGATGAGAGCACCAAGAGCCGCTGCAACGAGGACACGATGCGAGAGACCAGCTCCGAGGGGCTGGGCAGCGTCTCCAGACCCTCCCTGACATGCCCAAACGCGGCGGGGAGGTCATTTTTCAGCATCGCGGCGATGAGGTTAAGAACCACCTGTGAATCGCCCATTAGCAAGGTCAACTGCTCCACGGTCTGAATGTTGACCATAGAGCACTGATCCAACAGCATCACCGCGTCGCGCATCGCGCCCTGGCTCCGGTCCGCAATGGCCATCGCAAGATCAGGAGAAAGCTCTATACCCTCATGCTTGGCAATGAAACCTAATCTTGCTGCGATGTCTTTCACAGTGATTCGTTGGAACTGAACTATGAAGCATCGAGAAACTACTGTGTCCAACATTCTATCTGGATTGGTGGTGCACAGGATAAATATGACACGCGGTGGTGGCTCTTCCAACACCTTCAACAGGGTCTGCTGGCCACGCGGAGTCAACTCGTGGCTCTCATCCAGGATCACCACGCGATACCGACCCAGCGGCTGGAAGCGCACCTGCTGCCGCAGCTCGCGCATGTCCTCGGCCAACCCGGAGGACGCGGCGTCGATCTCGATGACATCGGTGGACCGACAATCCACGATCGCCTGGCAGGTGGTGCAGCCTCCGCAGGGACGGTGCTCGGGGTTCTCCGCCTCGCAGTTCAGCGCGGCGGCCACGATGCGCGCCGACGTTGTCTTGCCCGATCCCCAGGCACCACACAGCAGCAAGCCAGCCGGCACGTGGTTGGTCCGGATCATCTGCCGCAGCAGGGTTCGGGCCGCGCGCTGGCCCACCATGTCCTCGAAGCGGCGCGGCCGATATTTGAGCGTGAGAGGCTGTCTGATCTCGCTGTCCACACGGACTCCTACCCAGCGAACGGGCGGCGCCGGGTTAATGGTTGTTTAAATGAATACGAGATGTTGTCGGTCCACGCTGATGTTGGTAGTGAGAGCCTATCTTAGCACTACCGTATGGTATATCAGCTTTAGACGAAAGTTTGAAAAAGCAAAGTTGTCCGATTTTCATGCCGGGATATAACACCATGGGAAGATGGGCTACGTTATGAAGCTCTAAGGTTATATACCCGTTGAACCCAGCATCGATGAACCCGGCGGTCACATGGGTCAGCAGGCCGAGGCGACCGATCGAAGACTTGCCCTCAAACCGAGCGGCGATGTCATCTGGCAGGCTGATGTGTTCAACGGTGGACCCGAGCGCGAAGCCGAACTTCGGGATGGTGATCGAGTCTCGACTTCGTGTCTTATACATGATATTGGCTTGATCGGTCTTAGGATCAATCGTGCCCACATCTTTATACAAGAAAAAGTCAGTGCCTAAATGAACATCAATACTAGAAGGCTGAAGATCTCCTAGATCGCAAGGATTCAATCCTATCCGACCAGACATTATCTCTCTTCTAATATCCTGATCGGATAACAGCATACTACTCTTTTCGCATGGGAGGCTGCGCTTCGACTACGTAGGCACATGCGGGGCAACGCACAGCTTCAGACAGGGGCATTCCCTCAGGAAGCTTACTCCATGGCTTATCGTCACATGCATTGACGTAAGCCATGTTGCCTCGTATCTGACGAGTGTCCTTAGAGAGCTTCTGCAGAGTCTCCGGGATCTTCGCCGCGTGCACGACAAACCTAGCCATTGCTAGACCTTACCGTCATCTTGATACGCAACTTCAGTGCGATCTGCACGGCAGCGCGATAGTCCTCCACGAAGACGTCGAACATCTCCTCGTCATCCGCAACCATCAACGTGCGCAGATACACCAGCAAGTCCACGACTTCATCAAACGCATCCTTGACATGGTCACGTCCATTGTCAGGATGTAGCACGACTCCATATTTACGGAGTCCGTACTCTTTGCGCTTCTTGAAGTCATCCGCGAGCATGACGCACTCGGGATTCATCGGAGCAGCTTCGAGAAGATCTTGAATCACCAAGTCATGCGAGGAGATAGCACCCTCTACATCGATTGGCTTCGGTTGGACCGTGTAATCCGCTACATCACCCACGGTGAACCCTTCGGCTATCAACCAAGAATCTTTGTCACCTGGGATACACCGTCTGGCCGCAAGCTGACTCGATAAACAACGTCTGCACTTTCAGTGAGTGGATCTTGGTGAGTAACCATGATGACCTGTAGGCCAGCCGAGTCTACTAGCGTCCGCAGGAACGCCGACGCAGCCTCCAGACGGTCTGCCGAGAGCATGGCCAGCGTCTCATCCAGCACCAGCGTGCTCGACACCTTCTGCCCGGTCTGCCGGGTCAACAAGATGAGCACAACCCGGAGCAGCATGCCGATGACAGCGGCCACGCCACCGCCCCGCGCGCTCATCACGTCCGTGACGATCTCGGTGCCGTCCGGCTTGGTGGTGTGCACCTCGAAGTCGATGTTCGCGGCATTGCGCAGCGTCGACTCCACCAGGTGGAACGTCAACACCTCACCGCCGTCACCGAAGATGGCCTGCAGACCAGCGGTCACCAGGGATTCCACCTGCGCGCGTGCTGCCTGATCCCGATCTGATGCCAGCTTAGAGAGGACCCCGGAGACGCGCTCAGCGGTCTCCCGGTCCAGCCCGAACTTCTCCACCTCGGCGGTGAGAAGACGACCGCGATCGGCCAGCGAACGAGCCTGCCCCACCTCGGTGTGCAGATCCTGCATGGTCGTCGTGACCTGGCGACGCAGGTCCGCCAGCTCAGCCGCGCGGGTGGGATCAGTGACCGTCATACTCCACTCCTACCCAGCCGCTTGTCTCGCTTCACGCTTAGCAGTACGGGCCTCCGCCTTGCGGCGCCGCGCGATCTCCTGAAAAAACTCCGCCTGGGTGTAGCGGACGCCCAGCTTGTAGCCCGGAGCGGACTGGTACTGCCGCTGCCCGATGCGTGCGTACGTCACCGGATCCCGGTACTCCGTTGCACCGCCACGGCATCGGTCGCACTCCAGCTTCCAGTGCTCGACTTTCATCGTTCCCCAGATCATGGGGAGCATGCTCTTGTCCAACCATGCATGCCGTAGTGCATAACAAAGTAGGAAGTTGAAAGGCAGACTCTGTAGGGTGGACTTTTTAGAAGGTCGTCTCGCCATGCCAGTCCTCGCGATCCCGTCGCTGATAAACACGGCCGTTCTACCCCAGAACGACACCGCGAGCATAACGCCGGATCAGGACGGGAAAGAACTATCTCGCAACAGGCCCAGGGAGTACAACTTCCCCATTGTCTTGTCACGCGCTAAACGACAACGCTCCGGGGTGTGCGGCTCAAAGACACCCGTGGAAATCAATCCATTTGATCGATGTCCCAAGAAATGATAGCGATACTTCTGCCCATTTCTCATCTCACCATTTCGGGTCCACGTTCCGCATGCCTGACACAGCACAGCGTCTTTCATGCACTCGCACACGACGCCTCCTCCCGTGCCGAACTCAGCCGCAGCACCGAGCACCACCCGGACGCCTGGTTGTCTCGGCCTAGCGAACGGACCTCGCAGAACCCATCGTCATGGCGGAAGCTGTAGGAAGCGGACTCGTGATAGTGCCCGTGGAACCACAGCTTCGGGCGGAGCGCGAGCCCGACCGAGTTGATCATCTGCCGGTATACGTGCGAGTCAAAATCCTCCTTGAGCTTGAACGGATTCAGCACCGGAGCGTCGTGGGTGAACAACACATCCGCCCAGCCAATGTCCTGGGCCTGGCCGATCTCCTCGGGTGAGAGCACCTCCTGCGGCCACCAGATGTCCGTACCGGTCTCCCGCTTGTAGCGCAGCCGATTCTCCTTGTCGATCGACACCGCTCCACCCACCGCCGCCATGCGCCGACCGCCCCACACCCACGTCGAGACTCGACCGGTGTAGAACAGCCGGGGCCGGAACTGCGCGTGACCTTCGGGGGAGAACAGCTTCGCGCGCCGGGTCAGCAGCTCCAGCTTGGTGTGATCCTCGTGATTTCCGGGGAGAAAATGCAGGTCAATGCCGAGTCGGTCCAACACACGACTCATCTTGTCCAGGCCGTACAGGTAGTTCGGAGTCGGGAAGATGAAGCCGAAGTCACCGACTTGCATGATCTTCGTTGCGCCCACGCTCACGGCCTGCGGGATGACCTTCTCGTACAACCAGCGCGCATTGCCATGGGTATCACCCACGACCAGAACCGTCTCCACATCTACCATGTCTTCATCATACCCAGTGACGATCAGAGTGGGCGGGGACGTAGGTCGGGGACTGCGAGGCAGCGAAGTCCTGCTCCAGCATGTGCACGCCCTTACGGCCGATGTGCAGCGAGCGCGCCACACCCGGAGCGGCCACCCTGAAGCCTTCGCTCTTGATGATCCGGTTGATATTCCAATCCCAGCCGGCGTGCGAGCCGTCCGCGTTGCCGGTCGAGTAGTCCAGATCCCAGGTATCCCGCAGGGTGTTCTCCCAGCGGTCCTGCCACGTGCCCCAGACCAGCGGACAGAACCGGGGGTCCAGGAACACCGCGTCGTGGGCGTTGCCAGGCGCACACCAGTTCTCCGCGCACACCGCGAGCACCTTCTGTGCATCACGATACTTGACACTCATGCTCGAAAAGAACTCCAGGATATCGTTGCTTACTTCTACGTCTTCCTCAGATAGAACCACAAACTCAAACTGCTGAAAAGCATTGTTAAACGACGCAAAAGGATTACGCAGCACGCCATATCGTTTGGGATTCACTATCACATAAGACTTATGATTCTCGGTAAACCGATCGATGAGGTCCGCGCACGCGCGCAGGTGCGGGCCCGGCTCCACCGAGAAGCCGAACACCCAGTCCTCGGTGGAACGGACGTGTCTCCAGCTATCGAGTGTCTGACTCAAATACTCAGGACGATCTGCTGAAACCGTCATCACTACTGCGCGCTCCACACAACAGACTACGGACACAACAAAGCCCTCTGATCGTGGGGGATCAGAGGGCTTTTGTGGGAAGGGTAGGAATCGAACCTACGACCTCTCGCTCTTCAGGCGAGCGCTGCTACCAGCTGAGCTACCGACCCGTGGGCCATTCAAGATGGCCATTGTCAAACTCCCAATGATGATTGGGGCAAAACGTTGTTAGATTGTCAACTGCATTTACTTCCGCAAGCGTAGCAGACATCGGGAAGTCCGCAACAGGTCTTATGTGGCACACATCTACATGCAAGTTGTATCCACAAGCAACACACTCTAGCTTACCTTTAAAGATTGATCTAGCAAGCCCTCTAATCTTACCATGATACTGACTAATACTATAAGCATCTCTTAATTCTTGTAACATTAGATTATCTATGAAACTAGCTTTATTTTGCTTACGACAATCACGACAAATATCAACATTACCTGGTTTGCGTTCAGATCCACACTGAGAACAAAAACGTTCTTTTTTACGAGAATTAGCTATAAATCTGTTAGAACAAACTACATTACAAAAACGAAACTTATCCTTAGGACCATTACTGACACGACTAAACTCAACATCACAGTACTCACAAACACCAGACAAAATCTTTACTCGCACACAAGCGTACTACCCACAAGTTGTGGGGGCGGAGCCTGAGTCGAACAGGAACTCTGGATTATGAGCCCAGTGTGATGCCATTTCACCACTCCGCAAGCGATTCCGACCGGACTCGAACCGGCATATTCCACCGTGACAAGGTGGTCCATTGTCCTAATTATGGTACGGAACCATGATTTAATTGTGACGTAGCCTAGACCGGAATCGAACCGGCGTCGCACCCTGCTTGAAAGGCAGGTCGCCCCTATCCAGCAGAGCAACTAGGCCATGTACTTGTATGACTACATACTACCGTGCTAGTGCCTAACTTGCAAGCACTTTACGAACCGCCCGGGAGATTCGAACTCCAGCCTCTCGGCTGTGCGCTTTGCAGGCGCACCCTACCTGCCCGGTAAAACGGACGGCTTGGCGGAGAGACCGGGTCTCGAACCCGGACGGGCTCACGCCCCAAGCGGCTTCCAACCGCTGGTCAGTAGGCCAAAACTTGACTTACCTCTCCAGAGCGGAAAGCAGAGGTTCCGACCCCCACGGCTCTTACACCGCTCCGGATTTCAAATCCGGATGCATCACCCGATGCTTGCCTTCCTTGGCGGAGAGCCGAGGTATCGATCCCCCAGGCTTTCACCTGTATGCCGCGCTTCGAACGCAACTGCGTCACCATCAGCAGACTCTCCAAGACTATTTAGTTGTTTGGCGGAGAGACTGGATCTCGAATCCAGACGGGATTGCTCCCCAACGATTTAGCAAATCGTGGTCAGTAGGCCGGAACTTGACTTACCTCTCCTTGGTACCAGTACTAGGAATCGAACCTAGCTAGCCGATGGCGAGGGATTTACAGTCCCCCTCGTTTCCCAGAACATACTGGCATGTCTAGATGTTACCGCGTCCTACCCCACCCGGGCCAAAGGGTGGGGCAGCCACGCTACCTTGGTCCTGGGCTGTGGTGCGCGACATCAGAACGCGACCTTAGCCAACTCGACCCACTGTTTATCGCCTGCTCGCGTCGGCGACTAACCGACGTGTCTGAAGTTAGCGTGGGAGAACAGCTTGGTCAAGTTAGAACAGGGAGTACAAAGGCGTCTGCTGTACTGAACGTGCCAACGCACCACACGAGTGTTACAGAGCTTACCTGTGCCGTCGACCTTTGTACTCGTACCGGAACCAGGAATCGAACCTAGATAAACGGCTTATGAGACCGTTGCCTTAGCCGTTAGGCTATTCCGGCTTGGGGGCACGCCCAGGAGTTAAACCTGGATCAACCTCTCAGTAACTCCCGAATGCAGATTCTTTGAACGTCTCCAAGTCCTCTACGGGAGGGGCATGCTCTCGCAGATGTACAGTCTGCTACTACATGCACATCGGCACTTTAACGTTAAGCTAACGCGCCCGTGAACCTGGTGGGGGTCGAACCCACACTTGGAGGATTTTAAGTCCTCTTCCTCTGCCTATTGGGATACAGGTCCATACTAAGTTTGGGGCGAATGACGAGATTTGAACTCGCGTGACCCTGGACCACAACCAGGTGCATTCCTGTCTGCCACATCCGCCATGAGTAACGACGAGAACCATCTCACCCGCCGTTGTGACCAGCCCTCTCTCGTTTGTCTTCCGATCGCTGGCCTTCCGAGTATTCACGCAGGAAGGTCGGGATGGGGTAGCGAACCTGCTCCCAACCCCCTGCGGGTGGTTCCGCTAGGTACGGGGGCTTACCACCAAGCCGCCGGGCTTTGCTCCGCTGCACCGGCTAGCGCCTTGGGGAGGATGTTCGACGAAGGTGCACCCCCTCCCCAGAGGTGACCCAGCTGGCCTAGTTGGATTCGAACCAACACCTAAGCGGGTAACAACCGCTTGCTCTGCCAATTAAGCTACAGACCATTGATACTGCTGTACTATCCTACGTTCCTCCCTCAGGACTCGAACCTGAACCCCAAGAACCAAAATCTTGTCGGCTGCCGATTACCACACGGAGGATTGGCCCCCCAACACCACCAGGGGGTAGTTTACCGATCAGGTCACTACGCTGATCAGATGGTCGACTAAACATATCGCTCATAACGAGCGATAGAGGTCCAGCCCGGGGCCGGTTCCCCGTAAGCCCGTCAGTGTCACAGGCTTTGCTGCTCTGCCAGGGCTCGAACCTAGACTAAGTGGGCCAGAACCACTCGTGCTGCCGAATTACACCACAGAGCAATGAGTGCTGGGCGCCACTCCAGCGATTGTATGTCAAGCATACGGCAAGGTGCTGAGTAAGTCGTGCCCAAACTCAGTACCAGCATGAGAGTAGGGAGTCGAACCCCATTTCGCTCGGTTTTGGAGACCAAGTGCCTATCCGTTGGCTCTCTCATATGAAGTGGCAATCTGGGTACGTCCGGTACCGGACACCTTTCGCTTGGGGCGATCAACCCCCGCACCGCCACGCTCTCGGGCGTTGCCACAGAGCCACAGCTGGGAATCGGACCCAGAAGACGTCCTTACCAAGGACGCGGTTTACCATTCAGCCTACTGTGACATGATTTTAATGTAATTCTGGATTGTCACATGCGACACACCAAACTTAGCTCCGGCACGTCGCATAGACGGACGATCCATTAAGCGATAATACTCAACAGCTTGCACTGCACGAAAAGCATTGGCGTCTTTACGTTCTTGAATTTTACGTTGTCTCTCACCCCACGCTGCAAGTGCAACATCAATTTGAGACTGACGACGCCTACCCATTAATGGTCGAAGAATTTCCATGATTTTAGCTGCTCGACTAGAAACTACACTCCACGACCAAGTGTCTTTAAAATGTTCTTGTCGTTTAGCATGAGAGATATAGTTTCCACCAAAAATACCGGCCAGCCTAGCTACGACATCCTCATCAGACATCTCACACCAAATGAAGGGAACCGAACCAAGCTTGGCTTGAAAAGATCCCTCACCCTCAAGCAACCCAGCAGCCCAGGCCAAATCCATTTCGGTAACTTCCATGGTCAGAAGCATAGCACCTCAGCTTTACCAAAACTTGCGAGCCCTAGACCAGAATCGAACTGGCGTCGTCAGCTTGGCAAGCTGACGTGTTCCCACTACACCACTAGGACAAAGCCTGGGCAGTCCCGTAGGACGCCCAGGAGTTAGACGTGCTGCACGTGCGAACCCCGAAAGAGAATCGAACTCTCACCAACACGTTGGAAGCGTGTCATGCACAATCCAGTACACCACCGAGGCTTGGACCTGGCTTAACGGACCAGGTAAAGCGGCCTAGCATCGAGGCCCCGCAGCACGGGCCAGTGCCATCCAGAGCTGCTGACAGGAATTGAACCCGCGTCCTCTTGCTTACAAGGCAAGTGCTCGACCAGCGTGAGCTACAACAGCATACTACTTGCGTACCTCGTAAGGGATTCGAACCCCCTCCGTCAGTTCCGAAGACTGAAGTGCTTGTCCATTACACCAACGAGGCTTAGACAGCATACTTTCTGGGCACCGTAGTGTTACCAGCTGCTATGCCAGACATCGTGGAACCGACAGGCATCGAACCTGCGACCTCCTGTGTGCAAAACAGGCGCT